ACTTCTAGTCTGCGGATAGGTGAGGTCCGCGAACCACACTGGCCATACACTGAATTGGCTACAACCTTGTAAGCTAGCTGCAGACCATTCAGTACCGATTTCTGAGCATCGTCATCAGTCTTCTCAATCAACTTACGTGTCTCCTTACGCTTCTTCAGCAGGATATCCAGTGTTAGAGGAAGAACGCCTACCGTACGAGGATCATCATTTGGCTGAACGAATCCGCACGTGATACGACCGGAAGGTTTCTTCTCTTCGTCGAAGGTATCATACGATACTTCGTCGATCTTGAATCCTTTGGCTACCAGATCAGCTCCGTCAGGTCCTTCTTGCTTCAATTTCTTCCCCGTAGAACTGAAGGTCTTCACGTACACGAGAGTATCTGGCGACAAGTTGTAGGCAATCATATTCGAAGGGTACAGCGAGTTAAAATCAAGAACCGGGATGGGTTGATCCAGATACATTCCAATCTTGGGAGGCAGGACAATCGCGCCTTCATAGGACGTATCGCCTTCGATACCTTCTTGCGTCATGATGATTTGGTTACGCTTAGAAGCTTGGTAAACGACTGCCGAGTAAATCTTGATTCCTTGGCCGCGTAGGAAGATGTACTGAATAGGTACGCGACATACATCTGCCATACCACGAGCATTTACAATCGTATCCAGCTTGGCCATAAGCGTGAGGACTAGGTCACAATCCTGGATACAGTACTTGGCAATCACCGCTCGATCATCTGCTGATCCACGATGAGACGCAAACATTTCCTGTGCGGACGTATCGTCCTTTGAGAATGACCACTCTAGCTTGGTCATTTCGTCGGCAGACAGGTCGTCAAATAAAGTGTCATTTCCAGTATCTACGATGAAACTCTTAGACTTGACTTCAGACACGTAGAACTTCTTTCCGTCACGGTAAGGGTTTGTGGTATTGGTCATAATATCGAATCGGACCAAATTGCCATTAAACAGTCCGCGAGTTGTCTTGGTAAAGATCTCGTACATCTGCGTCTTTTCTCCAGTTATAATCACGACCTTCGTGACTTTGTCTCGCAAGAAGGTGTTGGCTACGCTATCCAGCTTGTAAGAGTCCAGGTTCTGTTCGCGTCGGACGGACAGAAGAAGATCAATTGCCAACCGTCCCGGAACTTTTAGGTACCGTACAGCAAACGTTCCACTTGCTAGCTCGAACTTCTTGGCTTCCGTATGTGCATAGGTCACCGAACCTCTATTACGCCAATCATCGATTTCAACTCGGCCGATATTGAAGATAAGGCGATTGTAAGCGCACCGATCAGCAATATATGAGTCATCAAAGCCAAACGTATTGTACCCGGCAATAATATCGGGATTCTCAAATCGAACACACTTCATAAACTCTTCGAGAAGATGCTTCTCATCTCGGCAGCTCACGAAAGTCACCGTGTCATCCTTTGAAGGCGAACACGTTCCAGAAACAAACACGAAGCGCTTGTATGATGAAAGCAGATCGTCAGTGTATCGGAAAGACACACCAATCTGGATAATCTCGTCTGACGGATTGGATGCGACTGGAAAGTTTCCAGATTCCGAATAGGTCTCAATATCGTAACCCGCGATATATAGCGGAACGTTACGAGATGCGTCTGGTTCAATTTCGTCATAAGGGACTGTAAAGCATACGTCTACATTCTCATCTTCTTCTGGCTCCTCTTCCTCTGCATCGAACGAAATAGGTGAAGCAGGAGAAATATCCATCTCGTGAAACAAACGAATATAAGGAGGCAGATTTGCTTCGTAAATATCTTCTAGTACGATTTCACGCTTACCTAGCTTAGCAGACTTCAGGGCTTTCACGACCATCTTCATCATGATAAGGCCATTAAACGTCAGTTTCCAAACTTTGATTGGACTTAGTCCACTGAATCCACGCATAGCATCCAGCTTCATTTCCTGGGTGATTTTCATCCCACTAAGAAACTTGCCTTCTTTGGACATCATAGATCCGATGCTCGTGTACATTGCGTCCTTTGTTTCGCCTTCCTCCGATCGGAGGTAGAAGTACGGGTGGAATCCAGTAAGCCGAATTTTTGCGACGCGATCGTCATCCAGTCTACCAAACACATCTACAATATACTTCCTCTCTTTAGAGTCGCATTCCAGCCAATCACAGGGTTGGAGCAACATAGTTACTCAGTGTAAGTTCTCTGGAGTTAAATTCGTTTTATAATAACAAGATGTCGTCTAATTATGGACTACCGTTTCTGTACGCCAATACTCGTCAGGGCGAAGCTTCGCGGGACGTAGCGCGTAACGAGGCCAATACTGCAACCTTAAAGGCAGCCACTCCTTCCGGATGCGGAAACGACTGGGCGGTTGCCGCCTCAATTCCCGGACTCGTTCCTAAGGGAAACTACGGTAACTCGCCTGAGGGTGGATGCGAGATTGATACGCAGTCTGAGCTTCTATTCGGTGCTCCCGGTACGGTGCGTATGAAAGGACCCAAGCAGGTGTTTGCCCGTCCCTTTGCTACTACGCCTAACCTGGGCATGGGAAGCCTAGAGGCAATTGATGATCAGAGCCGCGTTATGTTTGGTCATTCTACGGCAAACCGGAAGAGCATTCAGACGGTAACTGACAAGCAGTTCCCTGTGTTTGAGCCTCTGATTGATGAACGGGTAGCTGACATTCCTGATCACAATTACTTTGTAGAGCCATTCCTTCGCGGTGGGTATTCGGCGCGCTTGGTACCACGAACCCGCGTGGATTTAAAGAAGTGAGGCGTTCGTCGTCCATCTTTTTCAGGGTATCACGTAACTTCTTAATTTCCTGCTCTTCTTGCGTATATACGCGCACTGGCCTGATGGCATCATAATACTTGCGAGTCAGAACCTTAGCAGGAGGTAGTAATTTATCTACGGCATCTTCAACGTCATTTGTTTCAGCATAAACTCGCATGGCGTCGTCTTCTGAACACCCGGTCAATTCTATAATTGTCTGGATGTTCTTGTTCATTTTTGTTGTATAGATGTAAATAACCTTAAGATGCGTTTCATTGACGCACTCTGCCCTCCTGCGCTGCTCTACCTGCTGTACATTGTAGTCCACGTCGGTCTGGATCTGACGCTAGGGTTGTTCGCCACGGCTGCCGGCAAGGTCGTGATGGGTGTTGCCGGTGTAGTCATCCTTGATGCCCTGTGCTCAGTCGATCTGGGTGTAGTCTCTTGGGCGATTGTCGCGACGCCATTCATCATGGTCGCCCTGGCTACGTCTATCTCCCTGGGTCTGGGCATTGATCGTCAGGTAGGACTTCTAATGCGTGAGAAGTTCTCGCTAACGGGTGACAACAAGAAGAACCGCGATGGAATGGTATCTACCCTAAAGGATGAGGTTGGCGCGCTACCGCTTTCACAGGATTCTACTTACTAAATTAAATGCTATCTCCTGTAGTTTGGATCTACCGCCAATTGTTTTGGTGCTGTAGGCGTGTAGAGACTATACTTTTTTCACAAATCAAGAAAGAGGATGCCGTTCCGGTAACATCCCTTCCTTGGCTATGGATCGGTGCAACGTCTGAAGATGGAAACGTTGTAGATTATACGACGGATATTAACGAAACTGTAGTTTACGGTGTAAGCATAACTCCGGCCTGGCTAGAAATAGTTACGTCTTCCAAGAATGTTTCATGGAAGTACTTGGATGCTAAGACGTTAGAAGAGAAGGAATTTCCGTCGGCTGGATTTGTAATAGATGATCCCTTCGAATCAGCTCCTGAAGACTCGGATGACGAGTGAAGTTGTATCATATGTTGCCTTGCATGATGACTATTTCAAAAAGGCAGATGTGTATTCCCGTCTGAATAAGATTTTTAATCCCGAAGACTTTATCAGCCGCATAATGCTGTGGGTGGATATGGTTGTGAGTCCAATGATAACAATTGTGACATCTATTTGGAACAGAGAGATGCCAAGTATGTTCAGTATGTATTCTTTCTATAAAACCTTCAATATTTGGGCAGAATGGGTTGAGTATACGCTACTGCAAGCCGAGATTCACGAATGGAAACGATTAGTCAGGTCCATTGGTGGTCCGTTTGTTGCTACGAATGAACCGCTGTATCATTCTTATGTGTATGCTGATGGAATGCAACGTTTACGCCTTATCCTTACCGAAAAACTGGCTAAACGTGCTTAAGAGCTCAGCACCCTGCTCAATCGCCGGCTTCATCTCAGATAAAGAGCCCATCAGTTCCTTCTGTAGTCCCATGAGCTCCTTCGTGTCACGGCGCATACCCCCAATCTGCTCAGGAGTCAAATTACGATATGCATGTAGGATAGTTGTACCGACATCTACATGCGGATCAGACGTCTTAGGAGGGGCTGGTGCCGGGTCATCCTTCTTTGACTCACCCTTACCCTTCTCGTGCTTCTCCTCCTTCTCCTCCTTCTCATCTTCAAAACCCTCAAACGTCCTCTTCGTGACCATTGAGATCAGGTAGACTAGGACTAAGCCAACTATCACGGAAAGCGTGTGGCTCAGCTTACCTACATGATACGCTAGAATGTATCCCAAAATGACCCATCCGATCATTGTCGTGAGATGACGCTGGTATAGAAAAACCGCCACTACGGCAAAAAGCAGACCGGCAATTAACGTGTCCATTATTTATTAAGCGTTGACAAAACTTCAAAAGGTAGAACCGGGTTTCGCGCCAAAGTCATTAAACTGTCCACCGGCTGCCGTACCTACATTATCACGAGACGTACGACCAGCGTAGTCGGCCATGCCAGCTACGCCATTACCCTCAAACGAGGCCGATACACCGCCAAACTTACCGCCTCCACGCTTGACGCGACGAGTCTTGCGGCTCTTCTTGCTTCCCTTCCTGGACTTGCGCTTACGTCCAGCACCGAGGATAGCATTATTGCCGCCACGGGACGAATTGGCAACAAAATCGCCCATCTCCGACTTGTGCCCCCAGTTAGCCGCGCCAGTAGCTAGAGCGCCATCAAATCCATAGTATCCGCCACGTAGAGTACGGCGACGAGTCATGCGCTTCTTAGACGAACCCTTACGAGCCATTTAATCTATATGAGGAATGTTTTCCAGAACCGTCCATGATCCGTCATCATTCTTCGAACACCGTAGTTTGAACGCCGAACCTTTCGAACGCAGAAACGCCGAGGTTTTCAGGTCGGGGACTTTGAGATATCCTCCTTCTTTCACTTCATAGCAATCTGGAATGGGAAGTTTCACAATATCTTGTCGGTCATCTGAGTCTACAAAGTATCCGTGCTTCCCTGGCTCATCTAGGTGCTCTTCGTATCCTCTAGTCTTGTGATTCGTTAGATCTTTCTTATGAACAAATTTGGTCAGGTACTTTGACGGGTAGATGAATGTATCCATAAGTGTTTTTAGCCAATTGTACCTCTGCTCAAAACTAGAGCAGGCAAAGACGCAATTAGAGTTGAAGATAAAGATATCGGAAATCACGAATTCGTATGGAGCCATCTTTTCTGCTCTGAGAAAGGTATCCCCGCAAATACGTTCATCTACAATACACGGAATACGGCGACACTCCTGTGCGGTCATCCAAAGACACACGGGAATAGCGTTTTCGTAAGTAAATATGATCCATCCTGATGTTCCGGTAGTTTGTGGTACTCTGAACGTTTTAGAGCCCTGGGGGACGGGTTTCTTGAATACCAGCCGGGAGCTCGGCGTCCAGGCGTAGAGAGTCTGAAGCTGGCTTGCGCGGTTCATATTCGGGTAGTTTTACTTCCTGAGTTTGCTGGGTTAAAGCAGGTTCGTTTTTGGGTAACTGTGGCGGCCCCTGCTGGAGATAAGGCGAATGAACTGGCGGAGGTGGTGGAGGAGGTGCCTGCATCTGAACAGGGACATTGCGATAAATGATCTGGGGTTCAGGAGGGTAGAGTACGCGAGTCGCTACATATGCAAAAACCTGTAGTAGACCCAGTACGGCTACTGTAGCCAGAGCCACATACAGAATTTCTAATGCTATCATTTGTTGTTCGGGTAGTTTTTTCAGACCTCGTGTATAACGTACAGTTCAGAGTACTGATTCGATACCTCCATCCACATCTTCTTATGGTTGTAGACCGAGTGAACGATTGTTTCATTATACAAGACTTTAGCCGGAACTACACCATCCCATACTTCTTCAGTGTATTCTAGCACGTCTGTATCAGACGTGACAAAGTGACGACGAATCTTCATTTGGGGAATGTATGCCCATCCATCATCGCACCACAGAACCTGAACCTCCTTGGTTTCCCGAATTGCTGGAAGATTGAATGGCGTTTTCCGTCCGTTGAACCGCTTGATTCGCATTCTTTGTTACTATAGACTCTAGACCCATTTGAATCCGTATTTCCGACGATTTCTGGACGATTTCACAGAGATACAGTGTATCGAACAATGCATTATGAAGCTGGTCGGTTTTTGGAGGATGACCTACCACATGGGTGTAAAGTTCGGATAGTTTGGGGTACTTGTGACCATACCGTCCAGGAAGCTTGCACATTGTCTTGCCGATTTCCATCGTACAAAACTTTCGTTTAGTGAATCCATTGAACGGAATACCTAAATCCCAAAGAATAGCGTTTACCACTACATTCAGATCAAACTTCATGTTGTGCGCTACCATCACATCAAACTGTTCTCCATTAAATGCCTCCATCACATCTCGAAGCGGAATTCCAAAATTTAAAGCTTGGGCTTGCGTGATTCCGTGAATGTTTGATGCTTCGGTGGGAATCGTCCACTTATCTGGTCGAACAATATACGAATGGCTTTTCACGACAGTATTCGTAGTAGAATCTATAACGGCCCAAGAAATGGACACAATGTGTGGCCAGTTGTTAGGGGATTGGTAAGCTGTTATACTGTAATCTTTCGGAAGACCCGTAGTTTCTGTATCGAAGACTAGGATCTTCATTTTTTATTTAGGAAGAGTGGTGTGTAAACGTTTCCGTTTTAGTTCTGGTGGAGCAGGTAGTAGGATACTACGCCGAACACTACCGCGTGAACAGCTAAGCCGTAGGTCGTCGGGCATCCTGCATGCGCTACCTTCAGCGTCTCGGCAGAATGAGGGGCTACCGCACTAACTACCGCGCCAACTAGACGGTCAACTAGACGGTAGGTAATGGGTGAGCTGAGGAGAAAGAATACGACGGCTAGAGTGGCGGAGTGTACAAACTTGCGGCTGAACATTTATGTGTTACGTAGAAAATGTCTTCTGAGTCTGAATGATAGAATTAATCCACTGTGGAACACTTTCCACGATTCCCTTGACTGTCATAATATCTTGCGGAACCGGGTAATGAATATCTAAAGTATTGCTTTCACAAATAAATAGACAGGCACAAACCAGAAAACACATACGGGATTTCAGGACACTAGGATTCCATCTCAAACAGTGGAGTTTGTACAGCGCATCAACGTACGGCGCCAGAACTCCTGCTTGTGGCGAAGATCTAGACGAATTCTGAATAATATCCCAAAATATCCAAATTACGTGTCGGGCATTTGCGTCCTGGATGTAAGGGTTAGGACGATAAGCACAATCTAGTTGAACTTTCTTTGTGAGCTTGTACATGCTTGAAAACTTCAAAATCCAAGAAATCCAGTAAAGAGCTCTCGTAAAATCCCGAGATTCAGGTCGTAAGCAATAAGCCAGTTCGTTTAGTGAAACGTATAAGTCCAGAGGATCTTCTGGCTTGATCAGATGACGGACATAGTTTGAGGAAGGAGCTTTCAAGTTTTCGGTAATAGTTACCTGCTGAAAATCGTGTTCAGGTTTGATGGTTGGCAAATACATCAATTTATTCTTGCGAGTTAGGGCAACCGTAGCTGCTGCTTCACAAACCATTTGACGAACTGGAATATTGTTACGCATATCGGTCATAGCAAGAAGAGAGTACTGATCTTGGTAGGGAGCGAACTTCTCGTATGCCTGAACTAAGTACAAAAACACATTTGGGGCAGCACGATTAATGTGCTTGGCCGATGATTCGAATAAAGTTTGCCACATAGAATGAACTAATCCAGAACACAAAAGTTCCAACGTCCAGTATCCTGCGTAATCAGCATGACCTAGTTTAATGTTCTCGTCCAGAACTTTGTAGACGTGTGTCCGCAAATGTCCAGAGAAAGTAAATTTTTGAAAATCGGCAACTGTTCGGCCGTCAGATACGACGGGGTTCATTATTTACGGAAATAGCAAAGATACTGGTACTCCTTACCGCAACGCACAAGGTCTACGTTTTCTACGTGAGTAAATCCAGACGTCTTGATGATATCCATCATACGCTCCTTTGAAGGCATATTCATGGATAACTTGTTCTCGCGATACTTGATTCCCCCATTGTCGGCAGCATCGTAGTATGAAAGAACTTCATCGTATGAAGCATCATCTTCATTTGGTTTCTTTACCAGTTTGCCAGTGTACTTGAACTTATCAAAGTAGACGACTGATTCAGACTGGCGCTCGATGTTATACTTCTGGAGTGAGAAGGCAGCGAATGGCGATGAAAGATCGTGTAAGGGATCAAACTTGTCAGGATCAATTAAATGAACCACAAAGTATCCTCCGGGCTGGAGCCACTGGTAAGCGTTATCCGATAAGACACGTGGGTTCTGGAACATGTAGATTGAGAACCCCAGGAGTAAACAATGGCTGTACGATTTTGGCGAAAAGAGTTGGGGTAGAGTTACGTCTCCCTTATTGAATTTGGCCGACGAACACCGTTCGCGAGCCTTAGTTATCATTGCATCGGACGTATCAACACCAAGATACGATACTCCCAAATCACGGAAGAAGCAAGCATGATTTGCAGTTCCACAGCACATATCTAGAACACGTACTTCGGATGTTTGGCGATCGGCTAAGCAGATATCCTGAAGCGATACCTGTTCGTATTTGATACGCTCGTTGGAGTTCCAAAGAGAATCGTAGATAGCAGCGTACGTCTCGTCATAAATTTCGGAATCGTGTAACTCCGTACTTTTTCCGTCCTCGAATCCTTCAATGGATGAGTACCATAGGGTGACTCCATACATTATGAATACGAGAACAGCTAGGAAGATATATGCGGTCTCCATTAGTTTTAATACAGACGATTTACTGGCATAAAATTTGTCGGCATTCCGTACCGGTAACCGTACCTGTACTTGCGATACTTTTGGAATGCAAGTATGAGAATGTACAGAGAAAGGATTCCGATGACTACGTACAGTAAAGATCGTAGAATATCAAGATCTAGAAAAGTAGATTTTCCGTTCAGAACCCACAGGCGATTTAGAACATCGGCCTTCGATTTTTCCGCCTCGTAATCTTGTGCCAGGTACGTAATCCCTCCATCCGAAGATACCGCTTTAGCCAATCCAGAAAACTGTCCCTGAGATTTCAACTGCGTAGTCAGATCTTCGTACTTGGAACTGTACGATGTGAGTAGAGGATCTACCTCTGCTTTCGCCGTCTTCTCTTTTTGCTCACGAAGCCAGTCCTGACCATATAATTTCGTGTAATAATCGGTCTTAGCCTGAGCATTGTTTGGATTGGCATCCATCGCAGTTTTCAGAGCTTTTAGCTCTTTTTCTTTAAGGCAGTCTGGCCCACAGGGAGGAAAGACTGATGTCATTATTTAAAGAGAGGTAAATTCCAACAGCAATTACGACTAGTACAATAGCGTGCACAATCCAACCGAGAAACGAGAAAACGGCATAGACCAGAGCAGCTGTTGCGAGTGTCACAACAAACTTCTGAATAATCGGCTCAATGTTCGTTATGGTTTTTAGCTGCATCTGCTTGCCGACTACATCAGTTTCTACCTTAGATATTTCGGTATTGGTTACCTGAGTAGCTTTAGTGGCATCTCCAAATATCTTAGCAAATAAGTCGTGGAAGTCTCCAATCTGTTTATTCACAGTCATGACCTGAGTCTGCTTATTGTACTCGTCCTTGACATCTCCTACCACCTTATCACGATTCTGATCTAGCGGCGTGACCGTGTTCAGGATAGACGAATAGTCTGGGTTTCCTACGCGGTTAAAGATATTTCCTACACTTCCTGACGTAGACGATGTCATCCATAGCTGTTTGGTTGAGGGATCGGCAGTCATGTACAGAGGCAGGTAACCCTGAGTATTCACTGGGACAGTTTTGTTAGTAGAGCAGTCGCCAACACACTCCGATACCCGCGAATTGTTATCTATAATGAACAATCCCTGCTGATCAAGATCTCCGACCAGCGACTTTACGGCAGTACCTGCAAGGCCCGAAACAGGAGCCCAACCCGTCTGCAGTGTCTCATCAGACTTCATGGCTTTTCCAGTACCGTCAACACCATACAATGCCGTAGCGCTTGAAGACGTAATCTTGACCGACGTATCAGCAACCGGCATAGAATTGGTCATATTCACTGGCTTGGGAATCTTGACCTTCTGATTCGTGGCAGACTGTAACCAAATGTACGTATGGGTTGAAAAGATATTGACCGGCGCAAATGTAGGATTGCCTACTGGATTCATAGACCAGTCCGTCTGATTATTGGCCGTCTTGGTCGCAAGGAACGTCGCTGACCCATTTGAAAAGAGCATGTATACATTGGTCTCATCAGTCACAATGTCGAGGATCGTTACGTTAGCTGGTGGTGGTGGCGGTGGGCACCTAGCAATAGGAATAAAGGTTCCGGATTTTGAAGCATCTTGAGCCGGAGTATCATTTTCGGCTAAGTTCCCTAGTGTTGGATCTTGGTCCCATACCGTAAACACTTTCCCGTTTGGATTCGTCCAGCTAAAAATACCACGACATCCCGTGTTTTTGGCACACAGAGCTTTGGCTCCATCGAGAGATGTTGAAACGTAGTTCGGGTTATTATTACCAAACTGAGCCAAATATTGATGCCATGGCGTCGGATAAAAGAAGTTTCTAGGGCTAGTAGTGACCGGTGTTCCGTAACATCCCGTCTGCTGGGTCTGTGTTGGAGACAGCTTAGATAAGTTCACTTCTGTCCACTGACCAGTGCATGGCTGCTGGCAGACGTAGACTTTGTTAACAGAGTTGAAACCCCAAAGATATCCGGCCTGCGACGATGAAGCCTTGACTAGAGAACCAGGTATGTTCGCCCATTGTTGGACAGAAGATAGCTGGGTCGTTAATGTGGTATTGATACCACTCGTATTAGTATCAAAAGCAGATTGGAAATCTGTCATTATTATTGTGCTCTATAAAGTTATCAGGCATTTGGATTTATGAAGTTCTTGTACGCTCCGTGTACGTGGAGACGAGGAGTTACGATATTGTCGGTAAATCCACGCTGCATCGGGCGATCAGAGATCTTGATACCGTTGACGTTTCCTACAGCGCTCTTTACCGGCACACCAATCGTGAGTACACGACGCTTCTTCATCTCCAGAAACATCGAGTAATCAGTAGCCGGGCCTTTTCCGTTTGGGCCAGTGTTCAGTGATACAACACTTGACATTTATTTAGTATCCGAGAAAAGTAATGGATCTCCTAGCCTTTCACGATACGAGGCAGACGGATCTACAAAACTTCCAGACGCACTATTCTCAGCTGAAGACCGAATATTCTACCGCAATCTCGGCAGCTATTCAGGAACCAGATCCGGCGTCTCAAAATGCACTGATTCAGAAGGTTCTTAGCCTGAATCAGAACATGACTGGAGAAATACGCGGTATACTTGGAATTCTTAGCAAGGGTACGTCAGATATTGATACGGCGACTATGGATTCTTTAACTGACGACTTGGTGAAATACCAAAAGCAGTATGCTGATATGAAGAAATCCATGGATAAACTCCAGACGTTAAAAATGATCCAGGCTACGACCCAGAGCAATTTAGCTATCGCACTGACGTCATATAATATCTATTTATTTGCCCTGTGCATTCTGTGCCTTGCTGTGATAATGTTGGCTATTCGTGCTGCCTGGACGACCAGTTTGGCTACTACCGTCAAGCAGGGTATTACACAAGCTGTAGGAGGACGATAGCGCCTAGAAGGCCTGAGATTACCAGATACTGGGTTATGTAAGAAGGAGCAGGTGGAGTTGGGGGCTGCCTCATCTGGGCTTCTACAACCCGATCCTTCTGGGTATGAATAGCACCGCCAACGTTACTTAGACCAGCCTGCTTATCTTGAAAAAGCGACGCCGCATCTGCTCCGACCGCGTTCTTCAAATTGGAACTATTCGTTTCAACCTCGGTTGTCATGGACTGAATGATGTTATCAAGTCCCTGCTTAGCAGCTTCGTAGGCGCTCTTATATGTTTGGTTTCCCGTTAACGAATACTGAAGGTAGTTATCACGATAACTTCGGGATAAAGTCGTGAACTGGTTATCCATTTGTTGTTTCTGCTACACAAATTCGCCAGCGTTTGTTCTCCCCAGACGTCTCGCACATTCCCAAAACTTCCACAATATCTCCAGGACGAGCACCAAGATACTTAGCCATCGCATCCTGGCTCTCGATACGGGGAAGCTTTGTAAGATCAAACTTCTTTGATACTTCGGTTCGCTCCTTATCATCGAGTACTCGCTGCTTGGGTACCAGACGATGCTTGGAAATATTGAAGTACAGACTTGCTAGAAGAAACACCTGTACGAACGGATTCTCTCGATCTGCAATATAGTTGACGAGAGAATCCATCACGCGCTCACTGATCGACGTCTCACTAATAATAATCATACCGGACGTGAACCCATTCTCTTTTGCGAACTCTACAAACGGCATAATTCCGTTCACTCGGTTCTTCGTACTGTACACTACAAGAACGCCTCCGAAATTGTACATCTGCGTCTCATCCATAGCTGGAGTTACGGGATCCATCACTTCACCCTTGATCCCGCGATCCGTGAGCATTTCCTTTAGCGTCTTCATAACTCGGTCGTCCATTCCTTTACTATTTGATAACTACGAAAACGCCATTCCATTTTTTACGCCCTAGACATAAATGAGCAACCTAGCTTTCGTAGCAATTCTGGCTGGGCTGGCAGTTGTAGGATATGTTCTGTACTCATCTCGCGAAGGTTTTGAGTCTTCGTTCGTTGACCGTACGAATGAGAAGAAGACAGAGCAGACTCGGGTTTCGTCTTATGAGCAGACGACGAATAACTTCAAGCCCACTCAGTCTATGCCGGTAAATCCCCCCGGCATTGAGACTCCTTACCGTGTGAACGCCTGGAACTCGTATGTACCGGCTTAAGCACTGAATTCTTAATAAGTAAAATGAGCAGTATATGCCTTAATATGATCGTAAAAGACGAAGAACACGTCATACGTGGAACTCTTGAAAAACTAGTGAAACAGATTACCTTTTCTTACTGGGTAATCTGCGATACGGGTTCAACCGATAATACACGAGAAATCATCACGGACTTCTTCAAGGAACAAAATATCCCCGGCGAACTGTTGCAGCATGAGTGGCGTGATTTTGGTCATAATCGTACCCTAGCACTCCAGGGAGCTTATAAGAAGGCAGACTACATTTTCATCTTCGATGCCGATGACACAATTCATGGAACAATTAACATCCCAAAGCTGACACACGATTTCTATAAGCTGAAGTTTGGGCACGGATTCACATACTACCGTCCACTGCTTCTGACTGCTCATAAGAAGACCAAGTTTATGGGTGTTCTTCACGAGTACCTATCTCTGGAGCAGGGATCTCCGACTGAAGGAACGATTGAAGGAGATTATTATGTTGATTCGGGAAAGACTGGATCACGTAGTCGCGATAAAGATAAGTATCTAAAAGATGCTCTAGTTCTGAAAGCAGCATACAAGAAGGATCTTGAAACAAAAGGTGGGTTAGCGAATCGGTATGCCTTCTACTGTGCCCAAAGTTTTAAGGATGCAAATAAATCAGACGATGCAATTGAATGGTATACGCTTGTAGCCGATAAGTTGAATACCTGGGTTCAAGAGAAGTATTACGCATGTATTATGCTGGGGTTTCAGTACCGTGGCAAAAGCAACTTCCAGAAAGCCCTGGAGTATTTTCTGAAATCTGAGCAGTTTGATCCAGATCGTACTGAGGGAATCATTTTTGCGATAGAAATGCTGAAGGATGCTGGACTACATTCTTTGGTTATGTTGCTGTACGAGAAGCATAAGAACTACAACAAGAACCCACAAGATAAGCTGTTTTTGTTCAGCGATTTTTACCGGGATGTTCTGGAGTTCAATGTAAGTATCAGTGCTTTCTCTATTGGAAACCGTAAAGTTTCATACGAGTGCGTTAAGCGAATTATAACTAATAATATTGCCCAGCCAGCTATTCTTGATCGAGCATGTAAGAATTTACGGTTTCAAGTGTCCGAACTGAACGACGATACGAATACGCTATCTATGTTTTATTCCTTAACGAACTATATTCAGTCGTGCGACGAACCACGCGAAACGTCTGTTCTCTGGGATATGCTGTTTAAGAAGAACCGGGTTCTGCTAACGAAACCTTCTAAGTTCAAACCTAACCCTGCTAAGAAAGGCATTATTCTTACAATTACATCGTGCAAGCGTCTTGACTTGTTCACGGAAACTGTGAACTCTATCTTGAACCATTGGACAGATGCTGACCAAATCGAGTCATGGTTTTGTGTTGATGACAACTCATCGAAAGACGATCGTGCCAAGATGAAGAAGATGTATCCTTGGATGACCTTTTACCACAAAACTCAGGCAGAGAAGGGTCACCGCGAAAGCATGAACATTATTTGGAATAAGTTGAATGAATTGAAGCCTAAGTACTGGATTCATATGGAAGACGATTTCTTGTTTCACGTTAAGCGTTCGTATGTCCAAGATTCAATGAAGTTTCTGGAATCTCAGACTGAGATCAAGCAAGTCTTATTTAATCGCGCGTACGCGGAGACGATTCGTGACGTAGATATGCGAGGCTACTTGCCAGTAAGTCCTGGATTTGCAGTGCACGATTACAAGATTGGACAGTTTCCTTACCGTAATTGCCATTATTGGCCGCATTACAGTTTCCGTCCAAGTATGATTGATGTCCAGACTATCCTGAGTCTTGGCAATTACGATAGTCCTAATACGTTCTTCGAGATGGACTATGCTACAAAGTGGGTAAATGCAGGATATAAGTCTGCATTCTTCGATATGGTCACGTGCCGTCATACTGGCCGGCTAACATCTGAACGCAATGATAAGACAGTAAAGAACGCATACGACTTAAATAATGAAAGCCAATTCAATCAAGAGAAAACCATGAAGATCGTGAATCTTAAACGCCGTCCCGACCGAAAGGATGCTATGACGGTTCAACTTGCGAATATTGGGTTTACTGATTACGAGTTCGTGGAAGCTGTTGATGGAAAGGCGCTCAAGCCTACGACTGAGCTTAAGACCTTATTTGAAGGCAATGATTTTGGGTCGAATGTAGGGTTCATTGGGTGTGCACTTTCCCACTACAACCTGTGGAAATCTCTTCTAGCCAGCAATGATGACTATTACGTAATTTTTGAAGACGATATCACTCTGGTACCTAAATTCAAAGCGAAATTTGAAGTGTTGAAGAAGGGTGACGCATTTAAGAAATGCGATTACCTACTTTTGGGATACAGTATGTTCAGTGCAAATCGCGAAGTAACCAAAGACGTTTACGTTAAGGAAAGCTTGGATATGAGCGTTCAACCTCTTCAGTATGACCTGTACGTTGGTGGCACGTTCGGTTATTCGATTAATCGTAAAGGTGCTCAGATTCTCGTAGATTATATTGCCAAGAATGGAATTAAGCATGGAATTGATTACGTTGTAAAGATCTGTCGTGAACTGAAATGTATGGAACTACGGCCTCAGCTTGTTTTTACTGATTGGTATGAACGTACTACGCAAGATGTAGATACCGATATTCAAAAAGAAAAGGCATCTCTAGATTTCAATAATATCGTAGAAGATTTCACGTTTGTCCAGGGCGTTGACCAAATTGGTAATGATTTATTCTTCAAGCGTGGAAATGTTGAAGAGCTTAAGGCGGTAGCTATGTCTGACCCAAATTGTGCTGGGTTCAATACTCTGGGCTTCTTTAAGACCAAAATTGATAAGAGCTCTCTGCAGCCATCTCAATATTTTAGTAATGCGGATGGAATTTATATCAAGAATACGGCAGAGAAGCCTCTTAGCCTCAAGCTTATCGGAAATTGGCAGTCATCTCGAGAAATGGCTCGGGAGTTTGGACCCATGGGAACAGACATGGAACTTACTTGGAAAGATGAGGCAGACTATTACGTGATTGTGAATATGCCCCATGCTGAAGAAGTCTACGACCCAAAAAAAAGCATAATTTTTCAGATGGAGCCTTGGGTCTATGATAACAAGAAACGGTGGGGTGTAAAGACCTGGGGCGCATGGTCAAACCCGGATTCTTCGAAGTTTCTCCACGTCCATAATCGTAAGTTTCTAAACCCTGCTCAGTGGACACTGAAGGGTGATTTGGTAAACTTTCCTTCAAAGCAGAATGATGCATGTATTATCCTGAGCCACAAGAAGCACGATACTGGGCACAGATTCAGGCTGGATGTGGTGGGCGGCGGAAAGATTGATGTATACGGCAAAGAGAATTATCACTCTATGCTGCTTTATCGCGGCCAAGTGCCCGACGACAATCGGTACAACGTGTATTCCAAGTATAAGTACGCAGTGGCAATCGAGAATAACTCGGAAATCAATTATGCTACCGAAAAAATCTGGGAACCGCTGATCTGCGAATGCTTGCCATTTTATTGGGGATGTCCTAACCTAGAAGATCACATTGATCCCCAGGCGTTTGTGCGGTTACCAGACGATCCCCTAAAGGCAGCTGAGATTATTCAGCAGGCTGTAGAAGAAGATTGGTGGTCTCAGCGCATTGATAAGATCAGGGAAGTTAAGAAGAAAGTTATGACTGAACTTGGATTTTTTCCGATCATTAGTCAAATCATACGTAAAAGTACTGTATAATTAAGTAAGACTTATATTTACACATTGTTTATGGTAAATCTGTAATGTTTAAGGTAGGATTAAACACAACTCGGTATGGCAAAATGATGTATTTAACTACCGATATGTTTTTTTCATGTTGTCTGGAACAAGGTCATATTTTTGAAGAAGAACTTGTCGAGACATTTCTTTCCAATATAATCAAGAAGTCAAACACCATTCTTGATATAGGTGCTCACTGTGGGTCACATTCAATCATGTACAGTTCAATCAATCCGGCGTGTGAAATTTTTGCGTTTGAACCCCAAAAGGTTATATTTGATTTGCTTAAGTGCAATATAGCCTTGAATAACTTACATGACAGAGTGCACGCATTCAACATTGCGCTTGGTAATAAACACTGTTCTGCTTCTATGCATAATAAGTGTGTTGATGGCGATAATACCCATATCCCACTAAATAATACCCACAATTTTAATTTTGGAGGGTTACAAATTGGGTTAGGCGGAGATCCTATCGAGATCCAGACCGTTGATTCACTAAAGTTTGATAAAAAAATAGATTTTATCAAAATAGATGTGGAAGGATTTGAAGATTTCGTAATTGATGGTGCTTTAAAGACAATAACTAAAGACCGACCAGTTATTTTTTTCGAGAAAAACGATAAAGTAAAAACAGTTAATATGCTCGGGTTTTATACCGAAACATCTAAAGATATAATGCAAGTATTACTTGAATTAAATTATAATATAGTTCCTCTTCCATCGGCAAATTTCTTGGCAGTTCCTCTGACTACAGAGTTAGAATCGTCTTCTCCTTAGGATGTTCAGGTAGCGTTCCCGATGTACGGTGCTGCTGAACCATATTCCAAATCTCACGGAAACTGTTCAAGTTAGTTGGGAGCCAGTTACGGTCACGTGGAACTGTAGCGATGCGATGCTTTTCAAATACCCAGTAAACTGTAGTCCACCACTCAGTTTCCAAATTTGACATCATTTCTTTGCGCCAAGTTCCTACGTCCCGAGTATCGTCCAAGTCACGGTACACTACACGGCCATTTTCTGCCACCGCAAACCAAGACTTATACTGAGCGGTTGATTCTAGCCATTCAGTATATGTTACCTCCTTAAACTTGATCTCAACATAGTCACACTCGTCCATATCTGTACACTCCAGCTGCAGCTGCATTTGATGGTAATACGTTGTGGGGATAGGAGTCGTGTCTGAGAAGTCGCGGGAGATGGGACACTTGAACTCTACAAGCTTACCGTAGCGATAATCATTCTTATCAGCAGTTACTAGAATTCCGTCTGGCGAAGCTCCCAAGAAAGAATGCTCGCGGTGGGGAATACATGTCGTATCCACGATTTGAACTCCTCCCTGGAGATAAGTTGTGTAAATGTATTTGGCAATAGGCTCAAATCGAGTTCCCCAAAGAAGAGCTTTAGGACCAAATCCGGTCTGCTGTTGCTGACGCGGAACAAGCTTTGACATCACAATTTCGTGTTTTAGTGCAGGTGAAGCATCGTGTACTGCCTTATAAATTTCTGATGCAGTTAGCATCTCACCACGTTTAGTGTGCCAAGCAGCTGTACGCTGATCATCCTGTCCATAAAGAAATAGTATCTGTTCTACTTTATCTAAGTCCATTCTTAGTATGAACTAATCTTGCGATATTAAATCGGTTTTCATATTAATGGAAACACAGGATGCTAATACATCCGTATCAGATTTCAGAAAGAAGTTTGGTCAAATAGCCCATTTATTGCGTCAAGAAGTTCCTCCTGAAAATCCAGTAAAACTTTTGGACTTTGATATCAGGGATATACGGTACAATATGCCTAGACAAAAAGATATGGCCGTATGCTTCGTCTACTTCAACTCCTCAAATTCTAAACGAATACTGATGAATTTTCTTTACGTCCAAAATATGATGCAGTTAGCTCAGATACCTATGTTTACTATTGAAGTGTACAGCGATAAACCTGCAATATACAAATCTTTCAGAATTAAGTCAGATAGTGTTTTGTTTCATAAAGAACGGCTTTGTTACCTTTTGGAAAAGCAAGTTCCAGCAAAGTATACCAAACTCGTATTTCTAGATGCCGATGTTCTATTCGGTAATCTTAATTGGTATGATGACCTTTCGGCATCGTTAGATACATACGATATTGTACATCCTTACGAAACTGCTAATTGGTTAGATCTTACATATACGAAAAATATCAGACAATCCGAAACAGTCGTTAAATTCTTCTCAAAAACTAGAACGATTGGTTATGGTTGTCACGTAGGGTTTGCTTGGGCATTTAAACGCGAATGTTATAATCAGTTCGGGTTTTTTCAGTACTGTGTTGTTGGAAGTGGTGATTCGTTATCAATAATGGGATGGATTGGACAAAAGTCTGATCTTGTTATATCTGATGTAAATTCGAAGTACGAAGTTCCTGCGTATATTGATTTTTGTAGATCTATTACAACTCGTCCCAAGATATCGTATATTAAAGGAGATATATACCATTTATATCATGGGGCAATCTCAAACCGTAGGTATTTTGACCGGCACTCTATTTTTAAAGATGTTACCGATGTGCGCGATATACTGAAAGAAGACGAAAGTGGATTATTTCAAATTACCGATCCCGAAATTGCAGAGAAAGTAAAAGAGTACTTCAAGAGCCGCAATGATGATGGAGTATAACCATTTTCGTGCTTCTGACGAACGTTAGTAAATGGAAATCCAAAGCCAGGAACAATGGGTACTTTATCGCCTAGAACGATTCTATAACGCAAAGAATACTGATCGCGTACGTGATATTCTATCCGGAAACTCAAACCTGTCTCTGCGACTGATTGACTGGTTTGTGACCAATTATGCCAAGAAGTTCAATATCTCGTACATGACCAAGGCAAATAAGCACGTGATTGTTTACCTGTCGTACAAGTCTCATCTGAAGGCCTATAGCAAAAAGATGTTTGACCCTTTCTGCCGGTGGAAGCGTATTAAGTTCCACGATATGGATACGACAGTTGGCCAGCTGAACTTTTTTGAGTGGGCACTCACTGATGAAGTTCTGGATTACCTAGAGCAGCACCGCGAAACCGTTCATGCAGATATGGAGACCAGGCTACACGAAGCCAAGGATGTAGAAGGTCCTAAGAAGAAACGTCATGAGCTTTCCCATTCTGCTACGAAGTCCATGACCCGTCACAATGTGCGTGTAACTGTCAAGTTTGATTAACTTTTCACATAACAATGTATTCTATCCTAAAACCCGACTATGTTTACCGAGATATCTCGGAAGACATAGCTGATCACGATGATGATTATGATGCCGAAGAGTGGAACTATAATGGCCGAGACGTTTATCGCGGTTCGCTGGATAAATCGTTTGAGTGGAACGTTTATTGGCTGTACGATGAAGTAAAAAGAGTCGGTCTAGCAGAACACGATCCCGAAAACCCAGCGATCTTTCATGCTTTGTGGTTTCGTAATGACCCATTTTCAACTTTGTTTCAGGAAGATTGGAAGACGAAGGATGCTACGCTTTGGTCAGTGCTTTCGAATGAAGCATACCAGGATTGTCTGGAAGACGATTTCAAGACAGTGATTGATCGAACCCTGCATACGAATATCCGAATCATTACACCTTCAATGATTCAGAACATGCCTGAAATTCACGAGTGCACAAAGTGTGGCAAAAAGTCGCTTTTATCTCTGAACGGTTGTTCGGAAATAAAAAGACCATACATTGCCGATTGCTCGGTACTATTTGTAGATGAGTCTTTTATTATGTATACTGCGCCACCTGATTCACGCGTTTGGTCTAAGGTGCACCCGCACCAGCCGGCTTACGGCGGGAACGAACTGCCGAAGCCGGAGCCGGAGACGGAGCTGGAGCAGACTCAGACTGAGCCTGACCACCACCATAGCCTTCATCCTCATCATTCTGAGTTGGTGCCTGAGCAGGAGCCTGAGACTCCTCATCCTCTACCACAGTAGGAGGCGCAGCCGACTCATCGTCGAACATCTGCGCCGCCGTACGGCGAACCTGAGGGAATACCTGAGCAGCCGTCAGACGCCACGTAACACCAAAGCCACCGCCAGCAATCACATAAATGCTGCCGCTGACTACGAGGTTCGCCTCAACACCCTTGGGGAAGATGGAGGTCAGAGACTCTGGCGTGACATACGTCACTGGGTTGCGAGACGCATCGACGATCTCCGTCGAAACGCGATTGTCGTACACTGGAACCTTGACGCGGAAGCTGGGAGGATACTTGCCATTGGGCACATACTCGCCATCGACCTTGTCGGTCGACACGCTTAGGATTGGCTTGAACGCATCGCGGATTGCCTCCTCAGAGCGCTTCTTGCCGAACCACTTGGGGCTGTTCTCCACAGCAGCCTTGATGATATGCTCATCCAGATCCTTGAGGAGGTTGTACAGCTTGCCGAGATCATCGGCACCAGCTGAACGCTCCTTGGCATACGGATCAGCGCCCTTGAGGGAACCGATCAGCGTATACGTCTTCATACCGGTCTCACCCTCACGGACGAGAACACCGCCAGGGTAACCCACACGGGGCAGGCGGATAAGTAGGCTGTTGCCGTTGTAGCGCATGCTAATTGGGGGATTACGACCTGCCTTAGGCAGACCGACCTGGAACGTTACGTCATTGACATTGATAGAGTTGGAATGGATAGGACCGTTCATCTTTGCTTGTTGTTGTGATCTGTATACGTTAGAAAGGTGTAAATCCGTTTTCGGGAAAATGAAACCAAATTTACGTTTTACAGGAAAGGAAATAGGAAAAGTAAATAATGGTAGTATGTGCGTCTTGTAAGAACAAGACAAGTTTGGAACAGTGTCCTTCTCAGGCCATTAAGGGTCTTCTGTTCTGCGGAAAGCACGCCAAAGCAAAGGTGAAGCGATTATGGGCAGAAGTCAATAATGGTAAGAACCATGCCATTTTACTGCAGAAGGTATGGCGAGGATATTTTATGCGTAAGCGGTTGAAGTTGGCCGGAGAAGGTGTTCTGAACCGCAAGGAGTGCCATAATACGGAAGAACTGGTAACACTGGACGAAAAGAATAAGGTTCATCCTCTTAACTATTTTTCATTCCGAGAAGCCGATAAGTTGTGGTGGTTCGATGTTCGAAGTATGTACCAAATCCTGAAACACTCTACGATTCCTGCCAATCCGTATACTCGTCAGGCACTGAGCATTGAAACAAGAAGGCGATTACGAGACGTATGTCGGATACGAAAGAAGTTAGGGTTGGAGAATTATCACGATACTCCCAAATCCGAAACGTTTGCCGCTCTTGTTTCGGAAAAATGGTTGACCGTATGTCAGATCATTGAAGAGAACGGGTTCTTTGATATGAACCATTTATTGTTTGCGTCTCTGAACCGGTCTCAGTTGTACGTCATGCTGAATTTAATAAAGCAGGATTTAATATCGTTTGCTTCTGAACATCCTGCGGGTTCTAGACGGTATCAGTACGTCACATGGCTAAAAAGTGTGTTATCCAATTTTGAAAAAGGCCGATCTCAGCGAACTCAGGCATCTTGGGCTACTTCTAGGCTACTTTTGTCGATTTTGTACGATTGTCCTGAAAATTATACAGTGTGTTTCATAATTATCAGCTCCGTCTGCAGAATGTGATTTAAACAGGTAAGGAGTAATGGTAGTATAACAACCGCGTTAGAAATGTCATCTTCAAAGTCTGCCATTAAGTCAAACACGATGACCGCCGCCAAGAAGACCGCTCCTGCCCCTGCCACCACCCCAGCTGCCACCTCAGCGCCAGTCGCCGCCCGTGGTCGTAGCCCCGCTGCCGCCAAGGCCCCTCGTAAGGCCGCCGCGAAGGCCGAGGTAACTGTCCCCGTAGTTGCCGATGCGCCCGCTGCTGCGCCTGCCGTAGTTGCGGATGCCGAGACGCGCTCTGCCGCCACGATCCTAGCGACGCTCCAGGACAGCCTGAAGGCGCTAGGCACGGAGACGACGACGCGTGTTCGCGCGCTAGTCGCCGAGGCCGCTGAGGCCGTCAAGGCGCTCAAGCGTGATGCCCGCAACTCCAAGCGCCGTGTCAAGAAGAACCCGGAGGACATGACGGCCGAGGAGCGCACGGCTTGGGAGGCTCGCCGCGCCAACAACGCCTTCCTCAAGCTCCGTCCGATCTCCGATGAGCTCGCGAGCTTCATGGGCCTCTCGCCTAAGTCGCAGAAGAGCCAGACGGATGTCACGAAGTACATCGCGACGTACGTGAAGGAGCACTCGTGCTTTGACCCCAGCTTCAAGCGCCGCATCATCCCCGATGCCAAGCTCGGCAAGCTCCTCCGCGTCAAGGATGGCCAGGAGGTCACGTACCTGAACCTCCAGTCGTTCCTGAAGGTCCACTTCCTCAAGACGGAGGTGAAGGCGTAAAGAGTTTCCAGTTTAACCTAAAACTGGTGGTGGACGTTCCCCTGATATAAAACAAATCGGTTGAAAAACTATTTTATGAGCCAAACGGTCGCATAAAATAGGTTTATATAACAAATGCTCGGTCCATTTGTAGGATCGGTTCTATTGCTGTTTGGACTCGTAGTGATTGGGTACACGATCTACTGGATGATTACGCACCACCCTGCGTCTACGGCCGATTGGGTCTTTGATTGGTTCTATATCATTTCAGGTCTGATCAACATGTATTTCGGGTACCAGACGCTGTATCCTCCTCAGCCCACGTTTATGGGCGTAGGCGGACTCCGTCGGCGGTAAATATCTGCTTAGAATAAATGGACTTCCTAGGTATTTTTCTGATTCTCCTTGGCGCCTACCTTCTCACCATCACTATTGCCGGAATCGTTGGTAATCCAGCCGGTGGCAGTGTAATGACCTGGTTCTGGCGCGTTGTTGCTCTAGGATTAGGAGGTTATTGCCTCTACAATGGATACCTCAAGGTGACGGCACCTCCTCCCGGTCTCCTGTCTGCCTTGCCCGGTATGGCCGGTGGACGCCGTAAGTACTGGTAAAACGGATTTAATGAGTGTAATCCCACAAAGAGTATAAAATGCCGCGTCATTCTGGAGGTTCGTCGAAGCGTAAGAGCGACGATCTTATTTCCAATTATATTTATGATTTGAAGCAGTTGAAGAAGGATGAAGAACTAGACGATGAAATCTACGTTGCGCGGGTCATTAAGACTGTGGGCAACGCTAGAATTGAGGTAGTGTACTCGCGAGGCGATAAGGTATTTGTTGAGCAGGCTAAGATCCCCGGCAGGTTTACCGGTAGAGCTAAGAAGTCGATGCTGGTGATTCCAGGCGTATTTATTCTAGTTGCTAAGACTGGCGTTGTCGGTGCTTTGGCGCTTGAGATGGTGGCCATGGTTTCCCGCGAAGATCTTTCTAAGATCGAGGAGCTGACGTTCATTCACCCCAATATCACATCGCTTGTCACTGACCAAACTGATCTCACGACTCGGACGACAGCGAATGAGGGCGGATTCGAGTTCGAGGGACGTGAGGAGGAGATTAATGTTGACGATGTCTAAAGCTGTTTATCGGTCACAATATGTTCATGAGGAAGCTCAAGGTACAAAATCGTACTGAAAAAAGGAGTCGTGCGTCCATCAAGGACTACAGCTCTAATTTTTGAATTACCAAATACAGCAGAGAAGAGCCGGTTAAATAACTGGTCTTCCTTGACTGATTTTTTGATTTGGATTCGGCATACCTTTCCGTCCCATCCACAAAGGTTACCTTTACAATCCTTCTTTGCGAACTGGCCACATGGTGTGCGGATCTTGGAAATGAATTCCCGTGAATCCTTGATATCCACAAACTGGGTAACACGATCGTACCATTTTTTCAATAAGCTTTCGAGTTCTTTGCGATTTAGAGTTCGTAGTGCCGTACGCAGATCACGGTACTCTTCATTCTGCAGGTCAGTCGATAACTGAAACACCAAAAACTCCAAGACTTCTGCATCGTACGATATTTCCGAATACTTCTCTTTCAGAACAGAGTTTGGAAGTCCAGATACCAACACATCTTCTCCTATCTTGTTTACCGTTGGAATGGTATCAGTCACTTCACCCGTTCCGACTTTTTCAGGTAGGACAGGAACACGTAGTCCACTAGTCGTCAAGATTTCTGACCGTTTCCCTGCTGAGTCGTACAACGCATCCTGGTATCCGTATCCTGTAGTTGTTGATTCTGCTTTCTGTAGGATATCTTTCATTGTGTCGTACGACGGCAGTTTCAGATCAGAGAATCCCCATATGCGTGGCACATCTGAATCTGGAAGCACGGATGTCCGGAATGGCAAGACAAGTTTATTGGGGATGTAGAGTGCCTGTCCACGTCCAAACGGGTCTAAGATAATAGAGTATGGCTCAGTGAATAACTTTTCACGAACCTTTTCTGCTTCAGTATAATTTGGCACTTCTGTAGAACAAGCCTTTTCGCGCTGGCGTTCTACCATTCGGTAAGCATACTTCCCGAACGGAGCTTCGAAAATATTAGAACGGTACACGAACGCATTCTTTACTCGCTTGGCACTAGTTAAGATATCTAGTTCAGTATTGTTCTGCAGAATAATAATTCCACGAGTACGTGGTTTCATGATCGACGAGTACAATAAACATCCAACCGTTTGTGTTTTCACATTGAACCTGAATAGATCACACTGTAATGCCAGGGCAGAATATTCTAATTCTTCCACTGGTGATAACTCCTTCCTGGAAAAGGCATCATCAATTCCGGAAATTGTACGTGCCAAATTATCGCGAATCGATCCGCTGTACTCACTCAGCTTATCGTAAATTTCTTTTACGTGCGTATCCGATTGCTTAGACCACAAACGCATAAACGAGCATTTCAGAACAGTTTGGACAGCTTCGCGTGGCGACGGGATTTTCTGCGTCATCCCGAGTAATTGAGGCAGTGTTTCTGATGCATGACCTAATCCTGCTCGGAAAAATCCTTCACCGTTTTCCGATACTCGCTGATTATCTAGTCCCGAGTAATCTTCATTCAAGTTCAAATCATCGATTGTCTGACGACTTAATTTAGCAATACGAAGTTCAGGGAGATTACTTTTAGACTCAATGAAAACATAATATTTATCCTTGAGTTCTGATACTTTCTCGGTCTTCTTTACTTGCGTCTTGCGGAAACAGCAAGGCATGCGTTTTCCATTACCTGGAGACTTATAATTCTTGAATCCAGGATATATCTGACCAGTTTCGCGCTTAATTAAAGGATACTCTCGTAAATCTACATTTGAAGACGTCTGTAGTTTTCCACGGCATACTGGGCATTTTAGAGTTCCGTCTTCTGATAAAAGCTGGTCTTCGCGCAGAGGAATCTCGTCTTTCATACACCAGTACTCTGGGCATACTAGAGTTCCATCCGGATCTTCTACATCCACTAACGTTCCATCTTCTGCTTTGGTCGTTGGATCGTATGCTCCCTTATCAATTGATTCAAGTCGTTTCTTATCTTCCGGAGTAATGACGACTGGCTGGTGTTTTTGATCACACTTCTTAGAGTATCCTGACTTTTCTACGAAGGTTTCAGGATCGAATGAGCGCAAACGGTTAGCAAAATAGTTATAAATAGTACTTGGCTGGTTAGCTACATCTAATGTAGTTTTGGGTTCTTCTGCTTCTTCCTTTACTGGCTCTTCCTTCTCCGCATCAAAATCGCCAAGAAGATCGGCAAATGCATCATCAACTAATGCATCTTCGTCCACAACATTCGTTTGAATAACGGCAGATTCAGAAGCTATCGTCTGCATTCGTGCTGGACAAATCTTATCCAGCTCATCTGAATCAGGATTTGAAAGAACATATCGCAAGATATCGGCGTACTTCACAGACAAATTGGTTTCAGTCACTGATCGAATGCTGATAGAATGAGTGCCAATTGTCATCATTGGCAAACCCTTGAAAATCCTGTCTCCCAACTTATTATTCTCTTCCTGCCTGGCCAAGACACTGTTGATTAATTGAGACGCATGTTCTGGCGTCATAGATAGTTCCTGAGATACTTCTTTTGCATTCAGTGGTCCTTCCTGTGACATCTGGATCAGCTTGGCTTCAATGGACGTTACGCCATAATTAGCATGATCAGTACGAAGCATCATGAATCGGGACTTGGTTTGGTCGGCAATCGAGTAGAATGGCGTAATACAGTTGAAACGCAAGATGCTCAGAGTATCTACGGCTTTAGGGTACTTCAGAGCAATATTCATTTCCTGTAACTCCCATCGATCGGGATGAATATCTTTTTCTGATACGAATGGAATTAGGGCATCAAACGTCTTCAGCCATTTCTCACACGATTTCTTTAACTCATCTACGGTTTCCGTATTCTCTTCCGGCCGATTCGTTGAAACCATCATATAATCTGCAGTGACCAAGATGCGATCGAAATGGTGTTTGGATTTACCGCGATACAAGATCAGAGTAGGACGATTACGGGCAGGTTTGGATTTAGACCACCAAGTCTTCCAATCAGACATATCCAAGAACGCTTCCTTGGTCTTGGGATCCTCAGTGAAAAACTTATGGCGATTGATCTCGTCTTTGGACGTAAACAGACCAATGTATGGTACAGTGGACGATACTGTCAGACCATAAAAGATCTGTTCGAAACGAGTACGCACAGCACTTCCAAAATCAGTTTCAACCCAAGGAATGTGGAATCGGGTATGCAGAATGTGCGTACTTGAATGCTTGTAATCTTTGGGGATTGGTAGATCAAGTAAATCGGTTAAGAGTTTGGCGTTCTTATCTAGAATACGTACGCTCTCATCGGAAAGAATATTGGGAGTTTCGGAACGAAGGTAGGGGTAGTAGTAAATAGTATTTGGACCTTCTTCGTAAATCTTGTATGCGAAATGGTCAATTTGGGATACAGTGTAGTATGACGAAAGCAAGATAGAATTGTCTGGACGCGGAAGATTCTGGGCAGGAATGCGGGACAGAATTGAGCTTTCTGTATTCAGTGGCAAGATAAACGACTTGATATCCGACACTCCAAAAATACGGTACTCTGAGCAGTCGGTAGAAAACAAGACCTTTAGTTCTTCGGGGTACGCCATCCATTCTGATCGATCAATCGACTTAAAAGTTACGCGAGTATTTGGGACTCGGTAGGATAACTGGTACTCGTCAAATACCGACTTCTCAATATTCCTGCCATTGTACGATAACCTATCGAACAAATTCTCCCAGTTTCGGGGATCGGCAGTATAGTAGTCTTTCGGCAGCTTCACCGACACCAGAATAAACATTCGGTCAGGGTGACTGTTAGCTGACTTCGCCACTTGTTCACGAACTGTTTCAATACTATCATCTTCAAAAAAGGAAACAGTATGTTTCTCTTTTGAAAGAACGTTTATGAGTTCCTTCCTCAACATTATTCATTAGATTGGAGAATCTGTGATTTGCATACCGCAGTATGAAACTGGTGACTTGGAATAATTTTCGGCTCGGTATATTCCTACCCCAACTGCGTCATGAAGTATCCGCTTGAAATTCGTCCAGAATTCGGGAGTATGGCCTACGGTCGTCGTCATCAAGTGAGCCATTTCGTGTAAGACTACGAACATAATCGTATTCGTATCTACCAGCTTATACGGCTCAATTTTTTCACGCAAACACACTACGATCTTCTCACCCTTGTTTTCTGAATAGGATGTAGAATCTGCTTTAATATCGTTCTCGCAGATATTGTCGGGATTAAACCGGTCAAGTAGAACTTTTACGCGGGGATCTGCGGCCGTAGCTGGATCATCACGATACTTAGCCATCAGCTTCTGTAAGTTCTCGTGCACTTCAGCCATTTTCTCACACGCATCCTGCTTGTCAGGTAAGTTTTGAACCTTGTATATCTTGCCATCACGCTGACTTTTCACATCGTTTAAGTTTGCTACTCCGCGAGTAGACGCGTAAGCTAACGCTAATCCAGTACCAAGTAAGGCTACTGGCCACATTATTACTTACCTAGTTTCAATTTACGCATCCAGGCCACGCTTGAACGGGTTGGGGGCAATCGTCGTGTTGAGGAAAGGGCCAACCTTGGACTGGGGATTGGGGTTCTCTGAGCGGATATCCCACGAGGCATTCCGGTTCGTCTGCGAGACACCAGCAATGGCCGTGTTGGTGTGGTAACCGGCATCGAGGAAATTCTGGCCCTTCAGGTCACCGACCGCAGCAGGGTTGACGGCTGCCCACGAGGCACCAATCTCACCCTTGGGGAGGAGCTCACCGGCGCTCAGGGTGGTGTCGGAGTACGTGGACTGGGAGGCAGGGTGACGTCCCTGGACGCTCTCCGTTGGCTGGGCATTGCCACCGGCAGACATCGTGGGAGCACCATGGGGGCCTGAGTCGGATAGAGGACCCTGGACGCCGAGCGCTCCGGCAAGCTTGTCCATCGTCTCTAGACCCTCACCTACAGCGCCCTTTCCGGCAGAATAAGTACTAATTAGCCACGCAACGACAACAACGCCTCCTAGGGCAAGAAGTAGCTTGGTCGTCTGTCCCTTCATTTCTTTGATATGAAGTTAATAAAAAAATCGGTAGTTTTCCGTCTATAAAAGCGAATGGTGGAATAAGATGCCGGCTGACCCCTTGCAATACTTTAGTACCCCTGAATTCCAAGCTTATTTTGAAAAAAACATACTGGTTCCTATTCTTTCGAAGGTATTCCAGTATTTGTATCCTTATATCGTGGCCTTGACCCTGTTGTGGGTAATCATGTTTCTTTCAATCATCATTATCCTCGTCCTCCTTTTCCGAGCCAAGACCTAAGTCATCGCCACCATAGATGAAGGACATCACGTAGTTCTTGCCAAGGATCGTGAAGTGCATGTCCGGCGGACATGCAATTTGAGTGGGTAGCCAGAAATCTAGCAGCCCGTCCATCTCGTCGCCTCCAAAGCCACACTGCCAGTGATACTTATTAAAGTCCACCTTGCCAATCTGCGTTTGCAGTTGGCAATGTAGCTTGTCGTTGATAATGTCCCAGGCCTCCTTGCCGTTGTCTTCCACCTCAAAGAAGTAGTCGCTGGCGTACTCTAGAGTAGACCCGTCCTCATTACGGACAGATCCCCAGAAGAGACCCGTATAGCCGGTAATACCCGACTTAGATGCGTGCCTTTGGCCGTACATCTTGTTATACCTTCTTCTCAACTGGGCTGTCTGATTCCGTTTTTGTTGGGTACAGGATCTCCATCAATTCATGTCGTCGGAAACTCCAAACCTTCGGGATGTTACGTTCCTTAGCTTCGGCTTGTAGTTGCTTCAGTGTCTTCTTTTCCAAGATCATCTTATCGGGAAACTTGTCCATGAGCAGAACTTGAATTAGTTGTGCTCGTGACATGATATAGTAATGCTTGATTTTGGGTTCGTGCTTTTTTGCAATAGCCTTGAGTTCAGGCAGCTCCATAGAATGATAGTCCATCTTTGAAACACCTATTTTCAACCTCGCCAAATCCGTTTTGTGTTTTTGACCGTTAAGAGTAATGGAAACCACTATAGTTGTGGTGGCAACACTTGTGGCTGCCGGCGCAAGCTTGTACATGCTCGTGATGAACAACATCAAAGACTTGAAGGATAATTGGCCAATTTACCGGTGTAATCCTGCGTACATGCCCTTTGCAGGATTGGTTGGGAAAGACCCTTTCAAGAACTTTACGGACTGTACGATGAAGAGTTTCCAGGATTATACTGGTTTCGTAGTTGATCCAATTATGGCTCAGTTTTCTCAGGTAACTGGCGTTGTCACCCAAATTGGAGGTGCTATGAATGATATGCGCGGAATGATGGCACAGACGCGTACAGGTTTCCTAGGCATTGTGGGTACCGTATTTGGAAAGATTGAGAACTTGATGTCTCAGTTCCAGTACATCATTATTCGTATGCGCACCCTCATGGCCCGGTTAGTAGGTATCATGATGTCCTTCGTCTACATCTTCTATGCAGGAGAGCAGACCGGTCAGTCGCTGATTAATGGTCCGGTTGGAAAGACGATGAACTTTTTGTGCTTCGATGAAGATACCGTAATTAAGACCAATTCTGGCAATATTACGTACATGAAAAACCTGAAGCTTGGAGATACCCTGCCGCATATTAATACTGTAACTTCAGTCTACTCTATTGACGGCACAGACGTCCCGATGTATATACTGGGCAATACAAAGGTATCAGGAGGCCACAAGGTCTGGCACAAGGATAAGTTTATTCCGGTCGCCGAGCACCCTAATGCTGTACGTACGCATGACAGCAAGCGCTTAGTGTGTATCAATACCCACTTGCGATCATTCAGAATTGAAGGTCATATTTTCATGGACTTCACGGAAGTTGGGGTTGTTTCGGGGATAGCAGATCCTGCTTTAGCACAAATTAATGTCGGCGATATGTTTGATGGAGAACGGGTACGTGGTACAGTACGTCACCTAGTAAACGGCACAATAAAGTTCAACTTGATCACGGATAAATCATTGATTACGTCCAAGGTAGAAAAATACTGAATAAAAATAGGTGTATAACATCAGTAGAATGATTGTAGTCATCTTAGCAACAGTTGCATCGCTTCTTGCAATTGCTGTTGTACAAGGATTAGGTAACTGGTCAAAGATACATGATGAATGGCCAAAACACCGCTGCAACCCGATGTATATGCCAGTCGCTGGATTTATTCGCCCAGACGTAAGTGCCGCCGATAACTTCGTACACTGCAGCAACGAATTTGCGGGAAGTATTTGGGGAATCGTCGTTGACCAGATAAATTCGTACTTTGGAGTGCTGGCAAGTTCTCTGAATGATCTAGCGGAACCTCTGGGTGCTTTCCGTACCGTATTTTCCAACATCCGCAAGTTTATGTTCGCATTCATGGCCCAGACCTTGACAAAGGCTGCTAATTCTACAGGTGTTTTCGTTCATTATCTAGCCAAGATTCGTGACGTCATGAGTCGGTTCGCAGGAGAAGGGTATATTGCAGCATACTTGGCCCAGGTACTTGTGGATTTTGTCTGGTCGTTCGTTACCTTGTTCATTTCAATCGTGAAGACGTTCGTGTTTATTCTTCTGGCTATTTCGTTCATCCTTGCCCTGTTCAATCCCGTACTACTTGTTTTGGCGATTGTATTGGCATCCCTAATTGCAGCCTCCGGTTTTTAATCGCTACTCATAGTAATAAATGGACAAAACCGCAATCGTTCTCGCTTTTTTCGTGGCAGCCGTTCTGGCCGGACTCTTCGTTCGTTTCGGTTCTCGCGTGATGCCGACGTCTAAGGAGAGCTTTATGCAGCAGCCAGTTGGCAAGGAGCTAACTGCATCGGGAATGGGACCCTATGATCAGGTGGATATTGGCGGCGGTGTTTCCGGCTGGGCTGCCAACGAGGCCGCCCCAATTACCGGTTCTCTGCCTTCCCAGGCTGACGACCCGAATAAGCTGATGTACCTCGTAGGTAACAAGGTAGAGGCCGATTGCTGCCCTTCAGCCTTTAACACGGACACTGGATGCGTATGCCTGACTGCTGAGAACAAGGCTCAGATGGCTTCCCGTGGCGGAAATCGGGCTTAAACATTTGTTCAGGATAAAAGCTAAATGGACACAACTAAGATATTTGAAGGTTTTTTAAATGAAGTTCGGAAGGCGTTTCCGGACGTTTCGCCCGTCCCGAAATTCGAGGATGATTTAAAGACTATTGAGACGTACTACCCAGACGCTCTCAAGATTCTTCAGCGCGACGATACGTTCTTTACCGAAAAGGCTCGTACTCTTTTTGGGGTGGATTTGACTGCTCTTTGGAAGCGTGAGTGCCCCAAAGAGGAGCTGTGGAAGCATTTCCAGATGTGTATGATTGGCGGATTCCTGCATGGAGATATCAAGGACAAGATCGGATCTATTATTGAAATTTTTAAGTCTTACTGGACCGGTACGGGCAACCAGAGCGACGAAGTGAACAAGATTCTGAACGATAAGAACAGTGAAGATCATTTCAAGTCTATTTTGGAGTTCATTATGAATACTCGTATTGCGAAGTTGTTCACTAATATTATCGAGCAGATTGATCCTTCCGAATTCAATCTGAATATCGAGAGCCCTGAGCAGTTGATGGAAATGGTTCGTGATCCCGAGAACCCAGTGGTCAAGAAGCTTGTGAACAAGATCCAGAACCTTCTGAAGGGAAAGATGCAGCGCGGAGAAATCACTCAGCAGCAGATTACGGCGGAAGTAGAGGCTATTAAGGCAAAAGTTACGTCCCTGTTTGGAGATATGTTTAACGATGCTTTAGGTCTCAATAAGGGAGATACGCCAGCTGCGGTTCTAGTCGGAAATTCCCCGGAGGCTCGTCGCCAGCGAATGTTAGCACGGCTACAGAAGAAACAGCGCGATAAAAACTCAAGCTAGAAATAAGATGACCGAACAAATCTGGTTTAAGGATCCAGCTGTACTTTTTGCTCCAGATCAGTGGAGTCGATTTGTTCCGACAAAGTCTATGACGACTGTACAGGCACTGAATGCTGTCGTGCGCTTCTCAGTATATTTTTCAGTGATCCTGTTCTTGGCGACGCAGATCACCGGATACCTCCTCGCCATCCCAGCTGTCATGGGTGCGACGGTTGCTCTGTTCACGCTGTTTCCTCACGGACGTGTTCTGGAAACGTTCAAGGCTGCTGTAAGTGGAAAGCAGTATACGATGCCCACTGCCGCAAACCCTTTTATGAATCCTTTACTTACGGAGATTACCGATAACCCGGATCGCCTCGATGCCGCGCCAATTATTCGTCGCGATGTCCAGGCTGGTATTATGAAGTCGTTCCAGCAGACGACCGATATTTACATGGACACATCTGATCTGTTTGATCAGGCTCGGGCTATTATGCCTTTCCACACCCTACAGTCGGCCACCATCCCGAACGACCAGGACGGATTCCTGAAGTGGCTGTCCAAGGGACTGAATGAGCCTGATTACTCGTCTGCTTTCCCTGCTCGTCAGGCTAAGCAGCTAAGTGAGGGGTACATGCCTGCCCGTGGCTCAGAGCTTACGCTTTCGAACTCGACGAGTAAGCCGGCGGGTACGGCTCCGAGTGCTCCGGCGCCCTCCGGAACCAAATAACTTCTTCTTTAATTCCTGTTTCGTAGATGACCCGTCCGCTACCTTCTTTGACTTACCATGAACTTCAAAGTGAGGGAAGCCGGTAACACCCATTTCAGACGGAACATTCTTGCTCTCAATCTTAGTAAAAACCATGCGAGGAACTTCCTTTTCCAGATCTTCCCATGGCTTTTCCATCTTCTCACAGTGAGGACATCCATCCATATAGAAGAAGACCGCTACCGGTTTGCCGGAGCTTATCTCCTTTTTCAATCCTGCTCCGTCCAGTTCCTTCATTTAATTCTTACGAGACAACAAAATGGACAAGCATTGGTCTGGATACTTGAACGCAGTTGGCGGAACTCCTGTTCCTCAATCATCTATGCCAGCACCTTACCCTACGTCGGATTCATCGAAGGGTAAGACTGGATTTTTAGATTTGGCAGTGAAGAAGCCCGAAATCCAGGCACGGTATGATGCTATGTCCGGTTCGTGGCAGGGTATTACCGCTAGCGAAGGAGCTATTTCCAGCGGGGTGTTTAAGACCGAAGCAATGCCTCTAGATCAAAAATTACCAACATATAGTAAATGAGCGGTGAGATTGTGAATTTGATGCTGACTCTGCGCAACCAGGTCAAGATTTATCATTGGGAGACGATGCAGTATGCTCGCCATAAATCTACCGATGATCTTGTTGACAAGCTTGATGATTCTATTGATAAGTTCGTCGAAGTCTATATTGGCAAGTACGGCCGTCCCAAGCTGACGCCACGCACTGGCACAATCCGTCTGCGCAATTACGATGACGTACAGGCACCTGCTCTACTCAATGAGGCTATTGCATGGATGACCGATCGTCTGCCTGCTCTGTTATCCAAGAACGATACAGATCTCATGAATATCCGCGATGAGATCCTAGCTGATCTGAATCAGACCCGTTACTTATTTACGCTTCAGTGAGCGACGGCGCTTTCCGCCATATCCAATCAGATTATCAGTATTCTCAGGGGAACCAATCTTGGACCCGAATGAAGACTTATCTGGTGGCCACGTAGCCGAACTCTCACCTAAACCTCCACCACGACGAGCCTTACGACGACGAGTCTTGCGTCCAGCCTTACGAACCTGACTTGGCGCCATTTCTACCTTCCGATCTTCGGGAGAAGACATAGCAGTTTTGTGCAACCCCGGCATTTTTGCTAGTACAGCTGCAGGGACGGGAGTATCCGGTTCGAGTAGAACGGCGGTATCCTTTCCGCTTAAAGCTGCCTGTACACCCATCATCTGGTTATCAGACAGACTCTGAACGCCTCCATGCTTACGACGACGAGTCACGCGACGCGACTTCTTTGCCATTTCTTATATTTTAACAAAGACAATGTGGATCTGGGTTCTGGTAGGAATTGCTATCCTCGTAATTTTATTCTACCGTTCGCGCGAAAATATGACGGATGGCCAGTTAATGAATACGCTGGATGCATTTAAGAAGGACGGAACGAAACCAAAAGATACAAGCTTAGATCCAATTTATGGTCCAAGTGCCAATCCTCCTGCGTTCCCTTCAAGCACGAACGGTGGTGGCAAGAATGGTAAGAGTACTGGAGGACCATACCCCCAGATCTTTGGACCCGACACTACTCCTCAGCCAGGTGCTGGACGAGGTGGACCTGGTGGACCTGGACGAGCTGGACCAGGAGGAGCTGGAGCAGGCACGGCTGCGGGAGGTGTTGCAGGTGACGGTAAGTACGGAGAGTCTTCAGTGTACGTAAACCCAGTAGGTCCAGGCCAGGTTGGATCGGATCAGGGTATGGCAGTTGAGCCAGAGTTCAATCCAGATCTCAAGAACGCTTTCCCGTATGATGGACCACCACAACCCTTTTTAACCGATTTCTCTAAGATATTACATTAAGGGACATGTTCGGACTTCGGAATTTCTCTGGAAGTTGTTGGGTGAATGCATGTTTACAGTCATTATTTCGTATACCGGAAGTTCAGCAACGGTACGCGGATAAAACACACGATCCTGAAAATGCGATTGATCAGGCTTTGTATCAGATTTGGACATCTAAAGGCGATGGTCTAAAGTCATTCTTTGATGCCGTAAAGACGGAGGCTATGCCCGCAGGGTTAAGTATTGGTGACAGTCATGAACTTTTCGTGTACTTATGTGACAAGCTACCCTTTTTGGATAAGCTCTGTCGCTTCAAGATTGCCGATTCGATTATTTGCAAGAATTGCCAGAAGCAGCAGTTGAAAGAGGATTTGGTTACCGAGTTTTCATTATCGTCTATGGGAAAGCGAGTACCTATTTCTACATGTATTACAAATACGGTAACTCCCCACGAAATTGCGGATTGGAAGTGTGAGGATTGTAAGAAGACTGGATGTACGAAGCAGCAACTGATTGGGTCGTTTCCGCAAGTTATGGTGTTTCATATGGTAAGTACTGACTCGTCGGTAGACTATTCCAGTATCTTGAGCCTGAATAAGATCCAGTACTCTCTCTTGGCTGTTTGTTGCTATAATGGATCACATTGGTGGACGTACGGCCGTGATTCTGTTGGAAGTTCGTGGTATACTCTGGATGACGGTAGAGTAGAAGAACACGGGCCAAAAGAATTCCCGTTGTCGGGTAAAATGCGTTTGTTGATTTATTATCGCCTCAACAATTAATGAGCAATCCACTTAATCCGGTAATTCCTGGGCAGGCGCCTCTTACGCCGGTAATCCCAGGAGGGTCTACGCCAACAAACATGGTTCTCGATATAGGTGCAACCCTGATGGTCGTTACATCAGTACTTGTACTGCTAACGATTGTAACGTTTTTTGCTACTGGGAGTTTGCTTGCGACTCTTGTAGTGATTGCGATTGTGATTGGGTTTGTTCTTCTGCTAACGAAGCTGGGAATTATAAATATCTATTATGCAGACGGAATGTTGCATGTAGATTACCATGCTCTGGACGGATCATCGGCTAGTTCTGGAGCACCTAGTGGCTCTGCGTCAGGATCAGCTCCTGCGCCTGCTCCGTCTACGACCGATCAAACTGCATCGGCTCCTAAGACTATTTCCAAGAGTGAAGTGTTCCATGTAGGTAACAATCACTACTCATACGATGATGCTCCGGCAGTATGTGCTGCATACGACGCCGAGCTTGCGACCTACGATCAGGTGAATGAGGCATTCGCGTTGGGTGCTGAGTGGTGTGCATACGGCTGGTCACAGGGTGGAATGGCTCTGTACCCTACCCAGCAGTCTACCTGGCAGAAACTCCAGTCCGAGCCAAAAACTCGTACGGCTTGTGGACGTCCAGGCGTGAACGGCGGATACTTTGATCCCGCTACGAAGTTCGGAGTGAACTGTTATGGAGCCAAGCCAGCCGATTTGGTGAATGCCAAGTACCCGCTACCACTACCAGGTGCTGACCCAGCCACTTTTAATGCTATGGTGAACCGATTCAAGAAGATGCTGGGATCTATTCCCGTCACGGCATTCAACCGTCTCGGATGGTCGGAGTGGAATCTTGTCCCACATACATAAGCAAATGAACTATGCTCTAGACACACCAACGAATCGCAAACTACATATCCCAGGAGATGAAGAGACAACATCTACTCCTGTGACATATCCCAAACCATCAACTGAAACTGACCAAACTCATCGTCAGATGACTTGGCTTCATCACAAGCCTCAGGATCACGCAATCTTTCCCGGAAAAACCGAGGCTGTAAAAATCGAAAAGAAAAAGCGGTCAGATTAACAAATGATTGAACTTGCTCTTTTAGCCGGCCTAGGAGCGGTTGGATATCTGCTCGCTACCACCGACCAGCAGCCAAAACCCGCAACTGAGAATTTCACGCCTCGTCCAACGCCTCAGATCGATGACGGAATGGAGGCCGATATGACGAATAAGGGACACAATAATGAGGTTCCCTTTTTTGGTGCTCACCTGAAGCAGAGCATGTACTCTGGCGCCACGAACGGTATTATGGATAACCATACGGGTGCTGGAAAGGAGTATTACCAGAAGAAGGAGGTTCGGTCTTTCTTTGATGCCAAGCCGGCTACTGGCAACCCTTTCGGCAACCAGGACGAATCGGATTTTTACCAGTCACGTATGGTCACTGGCCAGAACATGAAGAACGTGTTCCCTATTGATCAGGTTCACGTAGGTCCCGGCGGCAATGACGGGTACACGAATATCCCGAAGGGAGGATACCAGCAGGATCAGTTCCGCGAGTACGCGCTTCCTCCTACGACCGACGAGCAGCGTGTAGTCACCAAGCCCAAGCTGTCGTACGAACCTCCAGTCATTCCTGGTGCGAACCAGATCACTCAGCCAGGTATTCAGGCCGACGTCAATAAGAACCGCCCTGACCGTTTTGCGGTTCTAGGAATGGATCGTGCGAATACGGCTGTAGGCGCCCAGGTCGCGCAGGCACATTACCCTGAGCAGATCATGAAGACTCAGGCTCGTGAGACGACCGAGAAGCAGTACTATGGTCCGGGAGGTAACCTTGCTGGAGTTGTAGCCTCATACATTCGTGCATTCACTGAGCCTTACCAGGAGTTCATGAAGCTGACGACGGAGGGACGCCCTGGACCTGCAGCTGCTGCACCAGGAACGGGTATGAGCATTGGCGCGGACATGTACTCTGCTCAGAACAACAAGGATGAGACGGTTCTGTCGGATGCCGCGCGCTTCAACTCTGGAATGGTCAGCATGAACGCTACTGGCGAGCATTTGGGCTCGTACTCGTACAACGCTCCTCTCAAGCAGGACGTGTACACCGAGCGCAACGGTTCAGACATCCTCAAGGCGTTCCACGACAACCCGTATTCACAGAAACTCAATTCAATCTAGTAATGGAATTGATACGCGAACATTTAATGTATAAAAGTGTACCTATCACGATAGAGATAGATACTTTGAAAACTCAGGAGCAATACGAAGTCATACGTCTTCTTCTAGCGTGTCGCAAAGAAGACGTGTGTGTTTCAGTGACTGATAAAACTAATAAATATATTCGTGAATTATTGACTATTTTAGGTGTTAAACTCGCCGACGGCGCATAGTCATACGACGATTACCTCCTGCAGGTGTGGTTGAATCATTGAGTCTTGTGTTTGCAAATTTGATCTTAGTGTCAATACTGGCAATACGTTTATTCTGTTTTCCTGAAAGAGTATTTTGTCCTGGGTTGGGCTTTATTCCAGCTTTTTCTAAATTGAGTTTTGTGATTTCAGCAGTTAATTGTGTCTTTGTCATACTTTTTAAGTAATATGTATTTCCCTGTTGCTGCTGATTCTCCTGAGGAGCTTTGACTTCAAACGTTTTTGCCGTGATGTCTCGCTTACGCTTCTCAATCTCGGCAAGATCCTTGTCATACTCCGCGATTGCGTCTTCCTTCCCCTTGGAAATACACGTCTTCAGCTTCTGAAGTTCGGCTTCATAGAATCCTACAGCTTTGGCAATATCCGCATCCGACGAACTGGCTAGCGTGAACTGTAAATCCGTCTTGGACTCCATCACGATTCGCTGCTGGGCATCCGCATCAATCATCAACTTACGCGCCTCATCCAGCATCAAACTCGATCCTACGCCTCGCGACTGCAGACGCAGAATCTGGTCACTTGATAGTGCCTCAGCCACCTTTATTAACTTATCTGCCCAATCTTGACGTTCCTGCAACCACTTATCTCTGACTGCTCTGTATTTCATGTAACATGTATCGAAAACGGCTCGAGCCTTTGTCCATGTATCAAGCTCAGCCTTATATTTCGCCCACTTGGGTTGTGCGGATTGAAAGGTTTTCAGATCTTTTTTGTATTTAGCGTCTGCGTCGATATCTGCTTGAACTCTTGCATTTTCTGTGAAAATCTTCTCAGCCACTTTTTCTGGACTTGCACGAACGGTATCATCGGCATTGGTGAATGGATTATCTTTTTCCGGATCCGGCTGCTTATTACGAACTTTTACCTGTTTGCTTTTCATGAGATGCGACAGCACCTTTAAAGAAAGTCCTAGCTCTTGCCGCTTATTATCCAAAAGTATATACTCATCGTCAGTTATAAACTTCTTATCCCCAACTACCTGTTTAAAAAGTTCATACAACTCTATTAACTTTTGCTTTTGTTCTGGTGTTACTTCTCCACCACTCTGGCGCTGAGTCGTGCGGCGTCCGTAAAACGGCCACTTACGTTTACCTCCTACCGCTGGCCCCGATCCATAAAGCGGATCAAAATGGTTTATGCCGTTAAAAAACAAGTTCAAACATCCTGTACGAGGAGTTTCGCGAGCAGGTTCTAAATCGGTTCCGCCAGTTCTTGGTTGCCAAACATTAATACACCTTCCTAGTACACCTTCAAGAGCAGCTATTTCGAAATCTCCTCCGTATTCTCCATCTTGACTCATTTTTTGGACGTAACCCGTAATTCCTTCGGGTTCAACTTCAACACCTCGGAATGTTTCTATGTTCTGGGGATCGGCAATATAAGCAACAGCTCTTGCACGCAAATCAGCTTCTTGGCGCTCTCGTTCAGCAGAAGGTAAGTCGCTGCCCGCTAAAGCCGATGCCACTGCTCCAAACAAACAATTTCCATTTCCAGGTGTTTTTCCTAACATGAACCCACTACTTTGCGCAGCTGCTGCTGAATGTTGTGCTACCCATTCTAATCGCGATGCCTGTTCTGCCACAGGAGGTGCTGGTGCTGGTGCTGGTGCTGGTGCTGGTGCTGGTGCTGGTGCTGGTGCTGGTGCTGGTGCTGGTGCTGGTGCTGGTGCTGATTTTTTAGGCTCCACAGGTTGTACTCCATCTCCAGGAGCAGTGGGCGGTGAACCGGGATTTGGTGGACAATTATTTGGTGGTGCTGGAGGAAACGGTTTAATTGCCTTCGCTTCAGGTAACAATGTATCGTCGCGGTAAGTTCCACACAGATCAATTAGGCGCTGTAGTTTTTTCATTTCGCCTCCATCTGACGGTTCTAAACTTTTAATTGCGGCCATCGCTGCCTCAATTTCAGAAATACGATCCTCGGGACTTGCGATAGGTGTATCAAAAATAGCATTATTGGGATCACCGAACTTAGGATCCAGAACGGCCTGGGACATCGTGAATGCCCGCTTGCGATTATAAATTAAGTCGTTTACCTGATCTAGTAAATCGTCAACTGTTTGTACGATTCCGCACTTTCCATTAATAATTTTCTGAATCTTGGATTTCATATCCTTCACAGATTCCAGCGTGATTTCCGAACATGTCGTCTTGGCACTGAGAAGAGCCTGTTCTTTCCGTGCCTTTAACGTCTCTTTTTGGGCGTTGAGATATTTTAGGCGAGATGCTTCTACTACTCTTAATGCATCTGCAACTTCTGTATCTCCAACTTGGGGGTTGGGCTTTTTCATAGCTAAAACTTTCTGGTCATATGCGTATTTATCAGTATCAAGCTTAGTTCGCGCCAATTGTTCTGCTAAAAATTTTCCGTTATAGGCCGTAACAGCCTTCCCAAGATTAGTTGCATCATCTGCAATATCCTTTTTAGTTTTAGTCTCAAGATCCTCTACCCGTTTCAGTAGTTTTTCGGCAGGACTGTCCCCAGAATACGCAGCAGACTCAATTTGTGTGCTAACTTCCTGTAACTTCTTCAGTTTCTCATCGATGGTATTAAGTGCGGTTTTATACGGAGTTGACGGAGTATCGTCAAAAGCCTTCTGTTTCTTGGCTACCTCAAGTAACTTATCATCTAAATTCGCAAATGATTCGGTATCAGAACGATTCTTCTTTAAGTCTTCGCGCAGAGCAAGTTTAGCTACATTTAATTTATTATACTTGTTGGCTGTATCTGAATCAAACTGTGCATCTCCATAAAAGGCAAATGCAGTTTGAAGTTCCGTAAATGCTACACGATATGAATTAGAGTACTGGAGAGGCTTTGTACCAGCAGTTGTTGCAATATCCTTGTAACTACTGAAGTCAATATCATTGCTTTTCATCCAACCTACAACAACCTTTTCAGTCAAATCAGCATACTTCTCAGATAAGTCGGGTTTCTTGCACGTGGAATCGCGAGATAGTTTGAGACGCAGAGCTTCAAGTTCGCGCTTGAGTTTTAGAGCCTCGTCCAACTTCTCCTCGGAATCGTTACGCATCTCGGAAGCCTTGGTCTTATCTAAACCTACACCTGACAGACGATCAACTTCATCTTGAGCCTTCTTGATCTCGGCTTCAATTAAATCCTTATTATCCTTGGTCTTAAGACTGTCAGATTTAGGAAGTAGCTGCCACTTTTTGAGTTTCTGTTGAGCATCTGCAAGTGCAACCTTAGCCTTCTCCAGCTCAGATCCTGACTCATCTACTGGGAAGTAAATAGCTAAATCCCGAGGATCGTACCATTCGCTCTGCTTGGCGTCCGTACGGCCACATGTTACATTGATTTTGAGATTATCGGCAGCACTGGGATCAATGCCTTTCACCGTTCCTACATCCCCAAACTCGGGCGTACCCAGACACTTCTTGCCGCGCGCAGACTGCATGACGCGCACCGTAGATCCTACAACCACCCGACCGCCAAACACAGCTTCTCCCTCAGTATCTTCCGGCTCGGCAAGTTCCAAATCTTCGGGCTGGTACCAATCGCCCGTCTGCTCGTCGGGATTGATACCGTTACACGTGACAAACACCTTGAGGTTATTAGGATCATTCGGCTCAAGATCAGAAACTGTACCCACGTCTCCGAACGCTGATCGGCCAAGAGATTTGGACGCTACAGCAGACTTACGCTCAGCCCGAAGCTTGACTTTCGTATCCATTTCGGCCATACCGCCAAATACGGCAATACCTGCGCGCTCAACTGAGATGGCCGGAATACCTTTCAGATCATCAAAATCGTACTTCTGCTCCAGAACTTCCTTCTTCGAATCTTTGGACACACACCGGACAATCACAATTTTATTTTTAGCATTTTTGGTATCAATCGTAATGCTTTTCACAATACCGAACTTATCCCACTTCGGGTCAGCAAGTTTCTTTTCAGACGGCTTGCTCAATCTATTATCAACGAACCCAGGAGCATACTTTGCCTTAGCGGCATCAGTCAGTTCAACAGTAGACCCAATTTTCAGAGCCAGTCCAGCTTCAGCTCCCTTTCGTGCAGCTTCCGATGGACCACTGACGAACTCTAGGTCATCAATGTTATAGTATTCCTGAGCCGTGGACTTATTGTTCAGATGCTGGCTCAGAATAACAACCTGCTTTTGAACCTTATCAATCGCCATCACAGTTCCTACAGGGTTGTAAAAAGGACTGGCCAAAGCCTTGCCTCGGTTTGCCCGCTTACTAGAATCCAGCATTCGGACAGAAGCTCCTTCCGTAAGGTAACCTCCAGGAATAGAAATGCCGGGAGCATTAATTCCTGAATCAATCACTTCTAAATCATCGGCAGAAATCTCTTCAGGTGCTGCTCGGCGGTTCTTGTTACATCGAACGGTAGCCTTACGTCCCTCAACATCAACTTTCGTAACAGTTCCATCTTCTGACGCAACTAAGCACGAATCGGGATGGTTCTTCTTTCCATCTTCAGACAGACGTACTCTGCTCTGGACACGCACATGCTGTCCTGACAGAAGTTGAATACTGTCTTTTTCAGATTCGGCGTAACTTAGTGATGCCAACCCGGCAGCAGTGGCTAGAAATGTTGCTCCTAACATGGCGATCGGTAAAGCCGCCATTCCTTCCTCTTGTCTATTGAGTAGAGATGTTTCATTTGGTTAAAGACAACGTATCCAGCATAGAGAACAACCTGATCTGGGCACGTTCTGTAAGAGACTCAGTTATATCATGGTGGTTTAACGTGATCCTGTTAGTTTTAGTCGTGGGATCGTTTGCATACTTTATGTGGGCAAGTTACGGTACAGCTACTCCCCAAGAACTCAGAAAGATTCCGTTTGAACCTGTCACGTGGCATAATGCCGTGAGAAATGTTCCTGTTACAGATTATGGACAGACTCCTCAAGTTGAAGCTGGAGATGGTTTACCGGGACTTACCCGTCGAACAAGCTCGTCAGATTTTTGACCGATTGAAAGAAGAAAAACCGGTTTCCGATAAAGTTCCGGTTCCCGTGAAACGAAAATTAAGAATTGTGACTAAAGACAAATGAGTGCCGCTGGGTACACTAATCGTGTGCGTACTCAGTCACAAGCAAGAGTAACTAAAGCCCAATACCCTGGAAGTGTTTCAAATAATTACGATGCTCTGTTTTCGTCTATTGATTGCAATGTATCGTATAACGTTCTGGACTACAAAGGCACTCCTTGTATATGTAGCCCAACAGATCAGCCATTTATGTTTGGGTTACGATTGGGTCGGATAAATCGTACGGCTGCAGTACAGTTTACGATACCTGTTTCGGTTGTTGAACCTGTCGTTCCGACACTGGGAGAAATCAATACAAGTATTTCTGTACGCATGGCTTTACCTCCATCGATCAACGGAACCGTTCCAGTTGCTAAGGCCGAGAAGATTCGTAACGTGTATGTTACTGTATCCGTACCGCATAACGAAGTTGACAACGTCCCTCAGCGTTCTTACGGCACTATCAATACCAACATTGGAGTTATTGGATACGCCCAAAAGAAAGAGACACCGCAGGCAGTTGTATTACCAAAATTCGAGAAGATTCGAAATGTGCGTGTGAGGTCGCAAGTAGATCTCCCAAGTCCAACAACTGATATGTTCTTGTACCCGTCATACGAGAAACTCCGCAATATTACGTTCAGTATTAAACTCCCAGAAAGTGCACAGTCAGACCCGGTTCCGATATTACAGTCGTTGGGTATTATCCCCAAATTTGAAGGGCTTCGGTCTGTTGGTGTTCCAGTAACTGTTCCGCGATTGACAAATGAGCCAGTGTCTTTGCCCAAATATGAGAAGCGTCGTAATGTACACGTAGCACTTACTATACCCGGGAACGAGTCTGATGCATTGATCAGGGGGTACCAGAAGGCGGCAGTGTACCATATTCCGGAAATCACTTCAGATCAGATTATTGAAAACCTTGGCCGCCTTCAGAACTATTATGTGCCTGTAACCCACCAAACTCTTTCTCTACCCAAATACGACATAAATCCATCTCGCATGAATCCTCGCTTCCAAGTTCGGGATATTCACGTCGAAACACTCAAGGAAGTTGCGTTTGGCGGAGGAAGCGAGAACCCTGAAGATTACGTCGTATACGGCGGAGGCAATTCCCAATTATTACTATAATGAAAGCTGTACGAGTTTTGTTCCGGACGGACAAAACTGGCGAGTGGCGAACCAATAACCCAGTACTCATGCTAGGCGAGCCAGGGTACGATGTTCAAATGTCTACGTTTCGTATTGGCGATGGTAAAAACTACTGGAACAATTTGAAAGATGTAGCAGGTCAGCCTGGTCCTACAGGCCCGATGGGGCCTCGAGGCAGTATAGGATTGATTGGTCCTACTGGACCGGGAATCGATACTGGAATTGTTTTTCGTAATGGTACGAATTACGGCAATTACTATTTCTGGAACGATTTCACGTCTTCGTGGGTGATTGGGTCGACGAAGGTCAATTTGGGAACAGGCGCAGGTGAGTACGATATGGAAGGGTCAGTGGCCATAGGTCACGAAGCAGGAAGTGCCGGACAAGGAGAGTATGCGGTCGCTCTAGGATCCTTTGCAGGAAAAAACGACCAGTCGGCCAATTCAATTATCCTGAACGCTTCAGGCGAAGATCTGAATTCAACTTCGGCAGGGTTATTTGTGAAACCTCTGCGTCAAGCTACCAACCCGGCTGGCGGAGTTTCTGGTTCGTTATGGTACAACCCCGAAACGGGGGAAATATGTTATAACTAGATCTTACCTACAATCTTGTGAATAGATAGGGCAGATACTCCAGATGCTTCAGATACAATCTTCATTTGCGTCTTGGTCTTCAGACCCATAATATGGGCAACCACTCCAGCCACAATGGTCTTGGGTGTATGCTCAAAATCGTCTTCGGATTTATGCGAGATTTCAATCAGCAAATCCATAATTTTCTGACGCTGTTCATCGTTCAGAGACAGAGACGCACACAAACGTTCGGCAATTCCGATCTCGGTTTGCAGGACAGTATTTTCGGTAGCCTCGAAGTGCGTGATAGCTTTACATAGCGACCGAATATTCACGAGAAACATCTTGGCAATCTCTTCGTGACTGCGCGGCGCCCCGTTGTTACGACACGCTACAAACACAGCTCCACCCATCATGGCTCTGCGAGTTTCACCTCGGACTTTCTGGGCATCTTCTAGTTGCTTGTACAGTCCACACGCATCCATCACGATAGCTTTGGGTAGACCTGCGTGAGAACACGATAATTGAATAGCGTCAAAGATACTCATCCAAGACCGCTGGGAGTTTGAGGATAAAGACCAGCAGGATAAGCGCTGGATAGCTTTCAGGTTGACGTCTTTCGACGTAATGCCCTTGAAAGACATAATTGATCCATAAGATGATTCGGGAAGAAGTTCGGATGTTATGAACCCTGTGCGACCTTCGTCCTTTCCTTCATAATTTCGCCATTCGGCGCCTTCGTCTATAATTCGGCTCATGATCGTTCCACATAACTTGCATACATGCTCTCCATCGTCAATTACTAGTTCGTGTTTACAGTCCATTCGTGTAGTGTTCATTCACACTATCCTTTTTAGTATTCGTTTTACGCGACGAAAACATTACTTTCATCACCGACCAGTTCGGAGGAATGAAGCGTACAATATGGTGGTGAATGTACGACTCGTACAAGAACTTGATCTTCTGGCTCAGCTCTTCGAGGAATAAGAACATGGCGTACGCAAAGAAGATGCCTGATGTGTACGTATCTATTTTTAGATCAAGCACTTTCGTAATTGGGAAAATTGGAGCCCATTCGCGGGTAATTTCAGTTGTCCAGAAAGCTACCGTTCCAATAATACCTAACTCCAAACCAATATCTCCTAGCTGGTATGCTAGATGTTCCTTCTTCCAATCTTCATCACAGTCATCAAACAGATGATACAGAACAACCGAAATCAGGATACCTATGAGCGTATAAAATACAGCGAGCATCGTGATGTTCAAGGTACCTCCAAATACTTCGCCTACGTCCATTATCTATTCTGAGGCATAAAAGTCTCGCCGTAAATTTGTGGGCGGTAATTTGTGGCCAAAATAGGTTTTCCTCCGTCACGAGTCTTGACAGGTTTCAGCCACGAAATGAATAAGGCCGTATTGTTTTCCACGACCCAAACCCAGTACCCTGCTTTAGAAAACTCGGTAACCAGATGATCCAAAGCTTCCTTCAGTGAAAACAGAGGATACCCGAACACGTAGGTCGGAACAGGGTAAATAATGTATGGCGCATTGGAGTTATGAACTGCCTGTCTCCTTATCTGCGCCTGGATTTGAGCAATGATAGGATTCATTGCTGCCATACGATTTGATCGTCGTTCTTCTTGTTCTTCCCATACGTCACGCGCACGCAACATCTCTACTTACTCTTACTATAAGAATGTCTCTGCCGTTCCGCGCGCTCGGACTTAATGGCGGAGGAGTTAAAGGTATTCTGCACGTCGGTGTTTTACTAGAACTTCAAAAACGTCAAGAATTGTTTTTTCCAGATGGAGTTTATGGTGTGTCAGTAGGTTCGATTATTGGAACGTATATTGCCTTTGGGCTTCCTTTGGATATGGATATCCTGAAAGATGCATTCCGCATTTCCAGCTTTATTCCCGAACCAGATTATGCTAATCTTCCACAGATGATATCTCTCAAAGGCGTCTTTCCAATGGACACGTTTGAAAAATCGGTCGTGAATATCTTTTTGAAAAAAGGGGTAGATTTAAGAACCAAGGTTATAGGTGATGCTCAAATGCCTTTGTACATTGTGGCCTCTAACCTGACGAAAGGTATACCCACAATCTTTTCCAAGAACGTTCCGGTCTTAGAAGCCCTGAAATGTTCTTGCTGTATCCCAGGAGTTTTTCGTCCACAGATTCTTTACGATCAAGTTTATATTGATGGAGACTTATTTGTGCCTTCAGTGGATAACCTTATTCACGATACGTCGCGTGCACTTTGTGTATCTCTGAAAACAATCATGTCCGACTACGATTTCAGTGCCAAGAATATTGAGAACGTATCTCCAGTCCATTACATCCACGGAATTTACAACTTTGTTACCCGCAACTTCCTGCACCAAGTGAAGAAGCCGTGTACGATACACATGGCTTACCCTAAACTAAAAAGCATGTCGAACATAGACGATTTCAATATTGCCGATATCCTGAAAAGGTCTGGAGAAGATTTATCCCGATTTCTCGGGTCCAAGAGCGGAAACCAGGAAGGCACGGAAGTTTGAGACCGTGGGCTTACCTACCATCTCGTACAAGTTGTCCTTAGTTTCTACCTTGAAAGTAGGGTATGCTTTGATCTTGTACAGCGCAGCCTTACCCTTATCGGTATACGCATTAATATCCTCAAATGATACTGCATGACCGCCATACGTATAATTTGAGTTTCGGATGAGCTGTTTCAGTGAGTCAAGTACGGGGACAGCATCCTTGCAGTAAGGGCACCAAGAAGCATAGAAAAACATGAACTTCGCAGTTCCAGGAGGAATGGTGTTATCTAAAGTTGGGCGTTGCTGAATGATCTTGGCTCCTGGCCAAATACCTGTAGCGTAATAGTAACCAAGAATAGAGACAATTACAACAAGTACTGATATAGCAATTGCTGTAGTTATTGCACTACTCATCTTGTCTAAAAGACGGGCATAAAACTTTGGACTCTTTCCTTAAGGTTTCATAATACTTGCGGTACGCTTCTTCTGAAGTAATCAGCGGCTCGCGGATTTGTGCCCAGGCTACTTGATAGGTTTGTCGTTCTGGCTCGTAGGGCTTGGGGATGATTTTGAACCATTTTCCTTCGTGTCTGACGGTGGGATACATGTTATACCTCCACAGAAACATAGAAGCCAAGATTTCCGTTTTACACCTTTTAGAGCCCACTGCTGAAATGTGTACACATTGCTCATGGACATATTACATCGGGCACAAATAGGGTACAAATTAGATAAGACTGTTGCCCCACCTTTAGATTCGGGAATATCGTGACCACATTGAAAATCGAAGACCGAAATACGGTTCTCACACCATGGGGTAAAACACTTAGCTTCAAATACTTTTCCGAATTTGGATAACCATACTTGTTCTCGCAAGGCTTTTGGAATCTTGGCCTTGTGATGCATTATACAGTTATGTCCGACTGTTGAAAACGGAAATAACGCGAGTACATCCAATAAACTTAAAAATGAAGAATATCCATAACTCGGTTTCCGACGTTCAGGAGTTTATTACCACCAACCATTTCCCAGTGGTTGGTAATGTACTGGATACCGTAGATGGGTGGACTGTGGTAGAGTTCAAGAACGCGAACAACGATATTATCCGTCTTGAAGCTCATCTTCAGGATCATAATGCTTGTGTTCTTCTTCAGCGAGGATTCACGAATGATCAGCGTGATCTGTTGATGGATACATTTATGCGACTCGTATTCCCAGAGTAAGTAAAAACGAAATCAATTTGGCCAGAAATGGTTTTTATTACACAAGATGTCTCGCCGTATTCATCACCCGTACAATGCGCTTGATACGATGAAGGAAAAGGTGCGAGAGCAGCTTGGTCCGGAAGGTATTAGTTTCGACTGGGAGCAGTCCGAATACTGCGACAAGACGTTCATTCTGATGCTTCGACTGAGAGATGTGGAGATCGAGTTCAACTTGCTGTTTCACCCGGAAAGTTATTCGATAACAGCTGCCAACAACTGCCCCGACTCGCTTCTCAACACTATGCTCGAGAAGCTCGACGCCTGCATCCACTACTAGGTCTGAAAATGACCATTTTTTAATGACCGGTTTCAGGTTTTGATTAGGTTGTTATTTGGATTGGCTGTTTAAGGGAAGCCGACGAGGTGGGCGCCAATACCGAAGCCGGCACCCGTGCGTGCCGACGAGCCGACGCTGGGGGCATAGATATCCAGGATGGCGAACGTGGCCAGGGCAACGAGGGCAATCATGCCGATCTCGGACAGCTTGAGGCCCTTGCCCGGGAGCAGGTAGGCCGCAATCGCTACGGCGAGACCCTCAAAGGCATACTTGACCGCACGGGTCGTTAGGTCGGCAAAGTCAACTCCAGCAGGGGCGGCAACAGACTTCTGCTCGGGCATTTTTATAGAAAGGTCTAGAGAAAAAACCACCCAATCTTTAATGAAGGTGTGTTTGGTCGCTTTGGCAATCGGAGATAAATATTTAGATCAGTACAACTATCTTTTCCGCAAAAGCCATGAAGCATACGCTGAAAAGCATGGATACGAGTTCCGAGTAGAGACCGATTACTTGGAAGAGAGATGTCCAGATAAAGCTGTTTGTTCGCTGAACAAGATTCTGGTGTGTAGTCAACCTTGGTCTGCTGAGTACGATTTTATTATTTTTATTGACTCCGACATCTACATCAATATCAGTGCTCCGCCTATTCATTCCTGTATGAATTTTGGGGACAAGATTGGAATTATAAATGAGTATGACCACTTAGTAGGGTACGAACAACACGTGGGAACTGTCCGTTTTAAGTTGGATTGGGGAACTGCTTCGGAATACTATGCCAAAGCAGGGTTCATACTTGATACAGAACTTATGCTGAATACTGGCGTTTTGGTGATGCAACCGGCTAAGCACGGGGAGTTTTTGCGGAATGTATTTGATAGACATGTTAAGACGTGTCTGACCCATCCCCGAAGATTTCATTATGAGCAGGCGGCTATAGGATACGAACTACAAACCCGGGAAATGTACACTATCCTCCCTAAAAAGTTCAATGCTATCTGGTTTATCCAAAAAATAATCAACGAACAGAACAGAATTTACGAACGATTGAAAGTGAACAAAGATGGTATATCTCATATCATTCATAGACGCATGCAAGGGGAAGGGCAGGAAACCAGGGAACAGTGCATAAATAGGATAGCCCCGTATTTTCGAGATAATTACTTCATACATTTGGCAGGAACTCAAAATTATGAGCGCGTTTTTGAATTTGAACAAATTAATATTGAATTAAGTAACAATGAGGCACAGGGTAAAGGTTCTCGTTGACCCTGATGTCCAGAAACAGTACACTATACCGCCAGGCCAATTCGAATTTTATGTTATAATTTACTTGAACGATCCGGACGGATGGTCAACGAAAGGACACTTTTTTGAGCCGGTAAGCACGAATCAAGATGTGACTATTCATCTATCATCCCAGGCCACTATTGATAAACAGTGTGGAATGGAAGGGAAGCTGTCGTGTGCGGAACTAGGAGGTAAGACGGTATGGCTGAACGCTGACCGATGGTATCACGGTGCGTCTCAGAGCAAGTTAAATCTAGATGATTATCGTCAATATATGGTCTCGCACGAGATCGGACATATATTGGGATATGAACATACTGATTGCCCTTGTAAGAACTGCCCTGCTCCAATCATGATGCAGCAGACTAAGGGAATTGGGCAGTGCAAACCTAATACGAAGGTCTAACAATACTTGGAAATATCAAAAAAGAAATCGCCACTGGGATCAGTACACACAACCTTCTTCTTTTTCTTCGAAAGCAGAAGATTGAACTCGGTCTCATTATTGTACAAATACAGCTCAT